GACGCTGCGGCGGGCTCGACCTACTACATATACGCTCCGTCAGGCGCAGACGAGACAATCGACTATGTCGCGGGCGGCACGGCGGCAGACGCGGGGGCGGCGACCGTGTACGTGATCTATACCCGGATTCAGTAACCCATGATCTCAGACGTTCGGATTGTCGCGGGCGACTTGATCGCAATCGGGGGCGCGTCTGATCACACCCTCTTTGAGGCAGACGGCACCATGCGCTTTGTTGGGGGCGCGGCTGTCTGGGACGATCTCGTCATGCCGATCTCGATCACAAAGCTCGGCGCGAGTGCGCCCGCCTGGACGTCGTTCTTTGGAAATCTGTCTCAATACACTTTCGACGTGGACGACTACGTCGAGGGTGCTGTCGAGCTCCTGCACGGTTACAAGCAAGGCACAAACCTTGAGGTCCACGCGCACATTGTAACCCAGGGCGCAGAGGCAAGCAAGGAAGCGCGGTACACGTTTGAGTACTGGGTCGCCAACATGAACGCAGCGTCGACAAGTACGGAGACACTCGACTCTCAAGACGTCGCGCTCACGAACGCAAACGGACACCATCAGTATGTCGACTTGGGATCAATCGACGGGACGAGCTTACAGATCGGGGCGATTGTCTGCTTTATGTTCAAGCGTGTGGCGCTTGCAGACGGCGGCGATCCCACGTCTGACCCCTTTGTCGTTTCTGTCGGCATACACATAGAACACGACACGGCGGGAAGTCGATCAGAAACCGCCAAATAGGAGAACAACACATGGACGAGCGTATTATCTGCATCCCCCTGCCCGCAGTGTACCCAGGCGCAAGCGCCGCACTCGGGGCGAACTATGCATACTTTACCATGCCGTGCAACGGCACCCTTTTGTACGTCTCGGCTGCGGGGGCGGCTGATGACACTGGCCTAGCCCTGGACGTGAACGACGACGGGACCGCTATCGTGAGCGCGGTTGACTGCGCCGACGCTAGTGCCCCCGGTACGTGGAAGTCGAGACACTATGGCGGCAGCAACGATCCCGTGGAGATTGCGCGCGGCAGCGTCATGAGCCTTACCGCCGCAAACGCCGCAAACGGCAACACCATCGTGGGCTTTATGCTCGTCGCCTTGGGCGAGGACAAGGGCCACAGCTAACCCCCGCCCGAGGGGGTTGATCTAGGGGCGCACGTCGCCGAGTCGTGCGCCCTCTTTCACGAGGAGACGAACATGGCCGAATCGTTCACGACAAGAGCAAGCGCAGCGCTTGCCCCGACACCTGTTCCCGGCTCAAAGCCTTGGCCCCCAGTCTGGGAGCAAGACGAGCTCAAGCTCGTCAGAAAGATCGCCAAAGTGCTCGACATTGATCCCGGCCTGATCTGGGGCTACAGAGACGTACCGCTCGACGGGTACTGGGTTGTAACCCTCAACCTGGGGATCAAAGGTTGCCCCCAGTTCAAGATCGCATATGACGACAAGGGTGAGCCGTCAAGGCTGGTGCCATGATGGGAGTCTGGGGAAACAAGAGCACAACCGCAGCGGTCACGGTCAAGAGCTCACCGGGCGTCTTTTTCGGCGTCTCGATCTGTGGCGGCGCGGATGCTGCGACGTGCACTGTGTACAACAACACGAGCGCGGCGGGGGAAGTGCTTGCCAAGCTCGGCGTGGGCGCGGGGCTCTCTGGCAGCGTGATCTTGCCGGGTGGCGTGCGTGCAGACAAGGGCATACATGTCGCCTTGACGGGCACGACGCCACAGATCAACGTATACTTCGGATAGCGGGCAACCGATGATTGTCAGCCGACCGGGGCAGCGGATTCTTGCGATTCCGGGAGATGGGGTGCGGGTGGTGCAGCCGCGGGGAGGGGCTGCACCAGCATTCCCGCTCGTCATTCGTCACGAAACTGGTCTAAGCGAGTATGACAGCGTGGTGGATGGCGGCGGGGACCTGAGCCAGTCTGCGGACGCGGCATTGGCGGGGACGAGTGGCGGCTTGCTGGTCTTGGTGAATGATACGGCTTCGATCTATGGGGAGAAGGCGATCTCTCTGTCCGCGGACAAGCTGCGGCTGCGAATCTACTTTGACCCGAATTCGCTGACGATGGCGAATAATGATTCCTTTGCGTTCCTACAGGTCAAGGGTGCCGTGAGCACGGTGCTCTCGCTGCACTTCTTGTACCAGTCGGGGTACAAGCTACAGGTGTATTTTGTGCAGGACGGCAACAACTGGAGCAAGACCTTTTCCCCGTCGATCACGGACGCGCCCCACTATGTCGAGATTTACATGGTCCGCGAGAGCGCGGACGGGTGGAACGATGGAACGGGTCAGATGTGGATCGACGGGGCTTCGGCGGGAACCTCGTCCGGGATCGGGAACTACAACTGTTTCAACGCGATCAACAGGATTGCGGTGGGCGCGGTAGGCGGGATCGACGCGGGAACCTCGGGCACATTCTACCTGGACGAGCTTGTCGTTCGGGATGACGACGTGGCTATTGGTCCGGTGTAAAGGAGGATTTTGTTAAAATGGCATCACAACACATCGAGATTCCGAGCACAGCAAGTCGACTCAGTGCAGACGTTCGGCGGGCGATCGACGATCTGGAATCGCTGCAAGACGCATTCGCCAACATCAAGGCGATCTTTGATCAAGTGACCTACGGCGGGGATTATGCCTCGCTGGCGACAAAGCTCGGCGTCACAGAAGCCGAGGCCGAGACGATATACAATATCTGGGGCAGTGCGACGACTGAGATCGCCGGCACGTTCTTGACTCAGCTACAGTCCCGGCTCGGGTAGGTGAGCGATGACAAGCCAAGTACCACCTGTCAAAGGTAGCGCGTACTCGTTCGAGGTGTCTGTGGTGTCACAAGGCGACACAGACACCTTTCAGACGTCGGTGACGCTGGCGGCTGGCGATGTGACAGTACACAAAGACGGGGGGTCGGCTGCGAACATCGACGCGCTTCCGACCGAGATCGGGACGACCGGCGTGCTGACGGTGACTCTGACCGGATCGGAAATGAACGCAGATCGGGTGGTAGTTCGATTCCATGACGTTGCGGGGGACGAGTGGCAAGACGTGCTAGTGATCATACACACGGCAGCGCAAACACTCGACACCACAGACGCGGCAGTCGACTCGAACACATCGGCGATCGCGGCGTTGAACGATCTGGACGCGGCGGGCATACGATCGGCGCTAGGGCTTGCCTCCGCAAACCTTGACGCGCAGCTTGCAGCGTTGCCCACAGCAAGCGAAAACGCCGACGCAGTGCTCGACGAGGCGCTTGCCGATCACGACACAGAGGACACGCTCGGAAACGTTCTCAACGATCTCGTCGAGGAAGAATCTGACACCTATCGCTTTACGTCGAGTGCGCTTGTTCAAGCTGCGCAAGGCTCTCCGGGCTCGGGCGGGATCGAGTTCGTGTACACTTTGACGAGCTCGGTGGATGACGCGGCAATTGTCGACGCCGACGTCTGGGCGACGAGTGACGAGGACGGAAATGTCATCTTGGCAAGCGGGTCGACAGACAGCAACGGGCAAGTCACATTCTACCTTGACGCGGGCACTGTGTACATATGGCGGCAAAAGAATGGTTGGAACTTCACCAACCCAGACACGGAAACGGTGAGCTAACATGTCAACAGGATCGGGCACGGGCACCCCGTCAACCGCTGGCGGCGCGTCTGGCTACATTTTGCTTTCTGAGATCAAGGCGCTCTTGGACACACACTTGCCCGACATAAGCACGACTCTCTTTCCGACCCTGATCAGATACCGTCAAGTCAAGGCTGCACACGAGCAGTACTGTCGAGACTGGCCCGATCTTGGGCTTGCAGAGTCGGCGGGCGATGGCGGGCGCTATTACGCGATCACGTCCCTTATATCTGACTGGGTAGAGGGCTTTTCACAAGTGCGCTCTGTCGAGTATCCGGCTGCGACGTTCTCAAGTGACGAGTCGCCTGCAATGCTCAAGCGTGCTGACTGGCGGGATGATGCCTGGGCGCTCGTCTCGACTGTCAGAACGCGGCACTTGTACTTTCCAGCGCACGCCCCCGCGTCGACAGAGACTATGAGGATCACATACACGCGCCCGTGGTTGTTCTCAGAGAGCTCGACAGTAACGTCCGTCACACAGTCGGCGCATGGGTTCTCAGAGGACGATCTTGTCTTTTATGACGACACACAGAGCACGCCCGTCTGGACGGAGGCAGCGAGTCAGAGACTTGCCACACACAAGATCGCGACCGTGCCCTCAAGTAGCACTTTCACCGCCAACGTGTTACAGACGAACGCTCCGACGTTCCACTTGTACGCGCTCTCGTTTCTTGCGGCGTCGTTCTCTTGTCAGGCTCTCGCAGTGCAAATGAGTCAGGCGGGCATGACGCTCGTCGACGTCGACAGTGCGTCGCACGACCACAAGGCTATGGAGTTCCGTGCAAGCGCCAAAGAGTTCATGGCTCTGTACCGCTCCGCTCTCGGGCTCGATCACGGGCCGCGCGCGGGCTCTGACTTTGCAGACCTGGGCTATACGCCGCATCTTATGCGCCCGTTCTTGCTGCGCCCGACTCTGGGGAGGGGCACGTGAGTCTTGAGACCCTGATCACTCAAGTGGTCACAGAGATCAACAAAGTGACTGACGTCGGCAACGTGTACAATTATGAGCGCTGGGCGGCGTTTCTCTCAAAGGCGCTCGACATTGCAAAGTACACGACGTCAGACGGTGACAGCGTGATCCGCTTCTGGACCGTCACATGCGCAAAGACGCCGCAAGACTGGGCGCCCACAAAGCACAATCCGGGCGGCATACGGGGGCGACTGCGAGAGTATGAGCTCGTGATCCGGGGTGTCTTTGGACACTCGGACGCGTCACAGTCAGAGCTCGACGCGCGGCCGCTCGTCTTTTCTGTAATGGACATAATCGACGCAAGCACGACGATCCACAGCGCGCAAGCGTTCGGCGCAGACAGCACAAAAATCCTTTTCGCAGAGCCGGTGCAGCTTTTCATGTTTGACACCGTGCTCGTTCAAGGTGCGGGCATGCTCTGTCATTATGCAGAGCTCCACCTCAAGGCACAGGAGACAGTATAAGCATGAGTGACAAAGGCGAACGGACAGACGCCCCAACAGAGCCTACGCCCCCGCGCGTGCGCAAGCACGAGCACGAGGGCAAGCTCGTCGGCGTCAGGGGCAAGCGCGCGATCTATCGCGTCACAGACGGCAAGCGCGCGCTCTTGACGAGCACGCTCGGCATCCTGGGCGAGCCAATTGTCGCCCTGGCTCAAGACGAGCTCGACGCGATCCCGATGGCGGCGAACTGACATGAACTATACGGGAGAGAGAATTATCCCCTGGAATCCTGTCGGCGCGAACGTCCTTGGCGCGCATGTCGCGCGCTATGCATGGGCTGTGCGTCTTGCGTATGGTCGTCGAGTCGTCGACTTTGGCTGTGGGTCTGGGTATGGCTCCTTTATGCTCTCTTGGGGCGCAAAGCACGTGATCGGGCTCGACGTCGATCCCGAGGCTGTGCAGTACGCGCGCGATCATTTTGTCGCCGACAATCTCGTCTTTTTCGAGGGCGATGCAACCGCGCCAAGTGAGCAAGTGCGAGACGCGTGCAAGGGTGCAGAGCTCATGATCGCGTTCGAGGTCGTCGAGCACCTTGATCGGCCCGCCGACTTGATCGGGTTCGCGCAAGCGCTGCCCCTTGCGCTTATGTACTCTGTACCCATCGGCGACGGATCGACGTTTCACAGAACTGTGTACAGTCTGCAAGACGCGCTTGCGATCGGGGGCTTGCGCTATGCGCAGAGTCGAGAGGGCACGATCTACCCGATAGATCGCGATCTCTCGTGCTTTCTCGCCCCCGAACAGATCGCGCACGTGATCGGGGTGCTCTCATGAAAGTACAAGTGATCTATCCCGGCGCGACGTGGGCGGTATACGAGGTCGCGATCGGCTATGTCGAGGCGCTGCAAGAGCTCGGGCATACTGTTCGAGTGTTCAACTTTCATGACACCTATGCCGTCTGGACTGACTTTTTCAACTTTCTCCACACGCGCAAGGGGGGCACGTTTCCCCCAGACGCCGCAACCATGTGGGCAAGCAAAATGTCGATTATAGACATGATCGAGTTCTTGCCAGACGTCGTGCTCGTGATCACGGGGCTTGCGTGGCACAAGCGCGCATACATGCTGGCGCACTGTCTCGACGTGCCGGTCGCTGTCTTGTTCACAGAGAGCCCGTACATGGACGATCAGCAAGCTCTCATTGCCAGCAAGGGCTTTGTGCGTCTTGCTTTCGTGAACGAAAAGACGAGCGTGGCGACGTTCGCAGAGAAAGCCCCAGACGTGCCGACTGTGTACTTGCCGCACTCTTTCAGCACAAAGCGGCACCGAGTCTTTGACGTCGAGCAAGAGTACAGATCGGACTTGTTCTTTCACGGCACCCGATGGGACGAGCGCGGCGCACTGCTCGACGCAATCGACTTGCCGGGACGAGACGTGCACATTTCCACGGCGCGCTTTGTGACGAGAGTCGATCTTGAGACGGGGCTCGAACGACAGACGGTCGAGGGGGAGGTCATCCCGAATGACGAGCTCGTCAAGTGGTACAATGGCACAAAGATCGCGCTCAATCATCACAGACGCGACGTCTGGGGCGGGGGACTTGTCGCAGCGCATGCGGCATACTCTCTTGGCCCGCGTGCGTTTGAGATTGCGGCGACGAGGACTTGCCAACTATGCGACGATCAACGGCAAGAGCTCGTCGACGTCTTTGGCGACTCTGTCGCCACTTATGCGAATGCTCAAGAGCTTAACCGCAAAGCCGAGTACCTCTTGAGCCACGACGACGAGAGAACAGACATGGCCAGTGCTGCACTTGAGAGAGTGCGGGCGTGCTCATTCTTGAACCGGGCGCGGGAGATCATGATCCCCGCAATCGAGCAACACATTATGAGAGGAGCATAGTCATGCCGAACATTACGGCAAAGCACGGCAAGAACAGTCTTGTGTATATCAATGGCTCACAGCTTACAGGAGCCAACTCTTGGAGTCTGGAAATTCAGCACGAGTTCGCAGAGTATGCCGGGTTCGGGGACACGTGGAAGTCAATTCTCTCCGGGCTGCAAAGCTGGTCGGGCGGCTTTGAGGCGTACTCTGATCACGACGCGCAGATTTTACAGACTGCGGTTCTGTATGATGGCACCCTCCCGATCCTGATCTATGACGATCAGTCAGATGGCTCGACGTACTATTCGGGCAGCGCCGGCTTTTCGTCGTTCGGGGCCGAGGGGGCAATGGACGCAGTGCAGACGCAAAGCGCCGAGTTCACCGGCGACGGCGCGCTTGCGGTCAACGGATTCTCAGCCTAGCCTTGGGACAAGACGCAGCACTCACATAACCCTATAAAGGAGTCAAAGCAGAATGGCAGACAAGAAACGCAAAAGGACCAAGTTCGTGCCAAAGATCGTCGTGAGCTCGGACGATCTAGTCGTGATCGACGAGGACGCCCCAGAGGACGCGCCGCAAGAGGAGCGCGAATACTACCCGCACTATGGCGAGACAGTCACTTTTCGCAAGAGCGTGCCGCTCAAGGTCATGCGCACGCTCTCGACTGTCGCGCACGTGCAGAGTCTCGATCCTACTCAAGACCCGGAGGCGTTCGGGGATGCAGCGGAGGCGCTTGTGAGCGTCTTGGCTACCCAGATCATAGACTGGACGTGGACAGATCACGACGGCGAGCCCATGCCCAGACCACGCCAAAAGACAGACTTTGTCGAGGCGCTTTGGACACTTGAGACTTATGAGCTCGTCTGGCTACAGCAACACATGGCAGACGGCGCGAAAGTCCCAAACCGACCAAGTACGCCGTCATAAAGTACGTTGACTCTCACGGGCGGGTCGGCCCGCCCTGGGAGCTCGTCGAGGCTTTGTTGTGTGAGCAGTACACACTGGCCCCCGATCCCGGTTCTCTTGCGGAGCAAGACGTCGGCAAGCTCTTGCGACTGTCAGAGCTCAAGACGATCTACACCGTAATGACCCGGTATAGGGATGACGGCATGAGGTACATGGCCCCCGGCGAAAAGCGCCTTTGCCGAGAGCTTATACAATTGGAGTGGACCATGACGCGCGGCGGGGCGGTAGACTGAAAGTCGCCCCGCCGCGGTTCTGACTTGGGCATGGGCGCACTCTCTGAGAGAGGTGCGTGCAATGGCTGGAAACTTTGACGCCGCGATCCGCTTGCTTATGCAAGCGCGCGACGAGAGCATGTCAAGTACCCTCAAGACTGTCGGGGGTGCTTTCTCTGGCCTTGGCGGTATCGTCCAGGGCGCTTTATCATACCTCACGGGCACGCTCATGCGCGACGCCGTCGACATGGTGCGCGACTTGGGCAAGGAAGTCGTCGGCATGGCGGGCGAGTTCCAGTCCAGCATGTCGACGCTCTCGATTGCTGCGTCCTCGACGGGCTTGTCTTTTGACGATCTTCAAGCGGCCGCAATGGCAGTCGGTGGGGACACTCGTCTCGTCGGCGTGAGCGCGTCGGGTGCCGCTGACTCTCTGACTGGCTTGTTCAAGGCGGGTCTGACTGCCACCGAAGTCTTTGGCGACTTGAACGGCTACATGGACGGCACCGCAGAGCTCGGCGGCGCACTGCGCGCAGCAATTGATCTCGCCGCAGCAACAGAGCTCGACATGGTGCAAGCCTCGGACCTTGCAGCCGTCGCGCTTGCGTCTTTCGGCGGCGAGCTTGAGACTGAGGAGGAGCGCGCAGCGTTCGTCACAGCGGCCATGAACAACATGGTCCAGGCGGCGGACGCCTCAGTCGCCGAGGTCTCTGATCTAGCCGCGGCTATGGCGAATCTTGCGCCGACTGCGGCGTCTCTGGGCATCTCCATCGAGGACACAAATAACGCACTTGCTCTGCTTTCGACGCGTGGAATCGCGGGCGCAGAGGCGGGCACCGCCCTCAAGTCAATGCTCACAAACATGATGCGGCAGACCCCCGCCGTTACAGACGCCTTGCAGCAATTGGGCATCCAGCTTTATGACAATGAGGGGGTCATGCGCTCTCTGCCCGACATAATCGGGCAGTTCGAGAGCGCTTTGAGCGGTAGCCTCACGACATATCAGCGCGCTAACCAGCTTACGGCAGAGCAGTCGGAAGCGCTCAAGCTTGCGCAAGCGCAGTACGACAAAGCGGCAAAGGCGATCCAGCAACACCAGCTTGGCTTACAAGAGCTTGATCAGACAAAGCTTGAGTCGTATCAATGGGAGATGGAACGCGCAAAGATCGTGATCGACGACTTGAACGCAGCGCAAGGCGACTTGATCCCGGTCACTCAACAGCTTACAGACGAGCAGAGAGCATACTACATACAAACCATAGCGGGCACGTATGGCATGAACGCCATGAACGTGCTTCTGGGCGAGGGCGTCGAGGGCTGGAATGCCATGGCGACGGCGACAGCGGGCGCCGCGACAATACAAGAGCAAGCGGCTGCAAAAGCTGCGACGTTCGAGGGGCAAATGGAAGCCCTAGAGGGGACGATAGAAACCCTCAAGATCGGGATCGGCACTGCGCTCTTGCCCGTGCTCACAGAGCTTGCAGCGTGGGCGTCTGGGATGATCGAGCAATACGGCCCGCAATTGCAAGCCGCGTTTGACGTGATCGCGGCTGCCATAACCCGAGTCGTCGACGTGCTCATGGGATTCATGAACGGCGAGACGAACCTTGCCGATATACTGCCCCCCGAGGTCGTGCCGCTCTTTCAGGCCTTTCAGGCGACTCTTGATCGACTCGGGGAATGGTGGGCAGAGTACGGCCCCCTGATCACAGAGATCGCGGGCAATCTGTTCGCAAAGCTGCAAGAGACAATTCAGACTCTCGTCTCAGAGCACTTACCATGGGTGCAAGAAAAGCTCGAACTGTTCGGCACGTGGTTTGAGGAAAACGGCCCCTTGATCGTGAGCTTTGCGCAGACGATCGGCGACGTGCTCGGCTGGATGCTCGATCAGGTCGGCGGCTATATGGAGCTCGTTCGTGCAGAGTTCGATCTCTTTTTGAACGTGTTTCTGGGGCTCGTAACCCTGATTATGCAAGTCGCAACCGGCGACTGGGCGGGCGCGTGGGCGACAATACAACAGGTCGCGATCGACGTCGTCGAGGGAATCAAGAACGTCCTGATCGCGTGGATCGACTGGGTCGCGGGCTGGTTCGGCTCTGACTGGGCGGGCGTCGTCGAGCTCTGGAATAACATATGGACTGCAATCGCTGACTTTTTCGTCGGTATCTGGGAATGGATCGCGACGACTGCTCAAAGCGTGTGGACGTCGATCTCTGACTTTTTCACGAGCATATTTACCGCGATCTCTGACTTTTTCGTCGGGCTGTGGACTGACATAGTCGCCTTCTTTGTCGGTATCTGGGAGTCTCTGACCACGACGGCGACAGAAAGCACAAACGCAGTACAGACGACGATCACAGACGTCTTTACAGCGATCTCGACCTTTTTCTCGGAAATATGGGCGACGATCCAGGGCGTCTTTGACACAGTACTTGCGTACATCGACGAGCTCGTCGGCGATCAGTTCCGCTCAATACTCGCCTCGATCACGGAGATACTGACCGAGGTTTGGGACTTTGTGCGCGACGTCTGGGAGCAATTGATCCAGCCCAAGATCGAGGAAGTGCTCTCTGCGATCTCTGCCTTTATCACCGAGACGATGACAGCGATCTCGACGTTCTGGTCAGAGACGTGGACAGCGATCTCGACGTTCCTTTCTGAGACGTGGGCGGCGATCTGGGCGACGATCACAGAGGTTGCGTCCGCAATATGGTCAACGATCACGACGATCTTTTCTGCTGTGGCTGCGTGGTGGGCCGAGACGTGGAACGCGATCAGCACGAAAGCGTCAGAAATTTGGATCGCGATCTCGACGATGATCACGGCGATCACGACAGCGATCCGCTCGACGCTTGAGCGCTGGCTCTTGCCCCTCAAGATGTGGTGGGATCGCACGTGGACAGAGATCAAGGCTCGACTCTTGCAGCTCTGGGATCAAATGAAAGCGGCGATCCAGGAGCGTCTTGAGGCACTGCGCGCAAAGATCAGCGAAAAGATACAAGCGGCAAAGAACGCGATCACGTCGATCGACTGGGCGGGCATCGGGCGGGCCATGATCAACGGGATCGCACGCGGCGTCATGGACAAGGCAAAGCATCTTGCCGACAAGGCTGCAAGCGCTGTGCGTAACGCAATCGCGCGCGCACGCGCGGCAATGGGCATACACTCGCCAAGCTCTGTTGCTGCGGACGAACTGGGCGCACCGCTTGCGGAGGGCATACAAGTCGGCTTTGAGCGAATCGCTCCCCGCATGCAGGAGGCTATGGCGTCGGGCGTCAAGATGGCGACGGATAGCCTCATACACTTTGTCGCAGAAACCGGCCCAGAGGTCGGCAAAGAGCTCGGTCAGAAGATCGCCGATGGGTTCACAAAGCAAGCGCCGACGATGGAAGCCGAAGTCGACAATAGCTGGATGCTTGCTTTGCTCAAGACTCAAGAGAGCGTCATGAAGTACGCTCCCGAGATCGGCAAGTCGGCGGCACAAGAGATCGCCACGGGCTTTGAGAAAGAAACGCCTGCAATGTATAGCCGCGTCGACTATGCAGCGCTCGACTCGTTCTGGCAGATCGGCGAGGCTATACAGATCGTCGCGCAAGACGTCGGACAGAGCGCAGCGAAAGAGATCGGCAGCGGGTTCCAGTCTGCAAGCTCAGACACAGAGCAAGTGCAGATCAATAGCATGGAGGACTGGTACAAGCATCTTGCAGAGCAAGCGGGCGAGACATTCCCCGAGGTCGGCGAGACTGCGGCGCGGGAAATCTCTGTGGGGTTCATGCCAGCGTTCGAGCGCACGAGCGCTGACATGTCAAGTGCAGCTTTCGACACAATGGAGCGCGTTCGAGACACTGTCGCCCCTATGGCGCTTGACGTAGGATTTAACATCGTCGACGGGATCGAGGGCGGCTTTCAGGATCGCATGCCCATCATGGGCAGCGCTTTCAGAGAGGGAACCCAAGACACTCTAGACAGCTTGCGCGCGGTCACAATCGAGGAAGCGCCCGATATCGGGCTCGGGCTTGTCAACGGCATCACCGGCGCTTTTCAAGACGGGTTGAACGTCCAAGAGTCGGGCATGTCAAGACAGATCGAGGATGCTGTCTCGTCTGTCGGCGAGGCTGTGCGAGACGAGATTGCAAGTCTTGCAAGCTGGATGCAGACAGAGACAGACGACATGTGGAAAGACGTCGTTGCCCGAACACAGCAAGGGCGCTTTGACGTACAGACAGAGCTTCACAGCTTTATCACGTGGGTGTGGTCGACGTGGGGCAGCGCTTACAACAATTGGATGCTTGAGATCACCACGGGCATGTGGGCGCACGTGCTCACACGCACAGAGGCGGGTACAAGCGCGCTGCGCGACGAGATCGCGGGCACTGTCGAGTGGATGCGCATGAACTGGCAACGCTTGCTCTCGTGGCTCGTCGAGGAAGTCGCAAAGACTCTGCGAGAGATCGCAAGCGCTGGATGGTTTGGTACGGGGCAATCAATAGTCGACGGAATCGGACGCGGCCTTATGTCGAGACGGAACTACCTGAACTGGGTTATGAGACGTCTTATGCTTGACGCGGTCGACGCTGCGCAGACGGCGATCCAGGCGGGCTCACCGTCGAGGCTTGCAAGCCGAGAGCTCGGGCAGCCCCTTGCGCAAGGCGTCGGGCAGGGGCTTATGACTGCTATGGGCGACGTCGAGTCGAACTTTGAGCGCATGCTCACGGGGCTCGTCGGCTCGGGTGCCGGGCTTGTGCGGGGAGCGCCTTATCGGGCTGCACTCCCGGCAAGCGCAGTGCTTGAGCAAGCGCCATCGCAGCAAGTGAACATAGAAAACCTGTACTTGCCGAACGTACAAGAACCGCATGACTTTCTGCGGGAGCTCCAGGGGCTTATGAGGTAAGACTATGGCAGACTATGACTTGATCCCGCACTCGTTCGACGGGACACAGATCAATGACGGGACGAACTTTTCGGCGGCTTTTTCGCCGGGGCTCTCTTGGGGCTTGCCGAGTGTGCAAGCGGTGATGGTTCCCAGACATAGCGCATGGCCGGTGACGTCCGGGCTTGAGAGAAACGACGGGCGCGTCATGACTTTGATCGTGCGGATCAAGGGCGCAGACAAGCGCGCACTGCGCGACGAGCTCTTGAGACTCTTTGATCCAGAGAGACAGGACACGTCGAACTTTGTGGTCAAAGATCAAGACGGCACAAATACGCGCTATGTGATCGCGCTGTGCGAGTCGTGCTTACCTCTTGTCGGCGTGCGTGCGTTCCGCGACGCGTTCGAGATCAAGCTCCGTGTCCACGACGACGTTCGCTGGCGCTCGACGAGCTTAACCCAGCCGGCGACGTGGTCGATCACAGCCACGGCGCAACAGACGACGATCACGAACCCAGGCACAGACGACGCCTATCCCGAGATCACGATCATGCCGACGAGCGCAAAGAGCGGCACGTCTGACTATACGTACAAAGCTTTCCAGATCGTGCGCTGGCGCGCGTCGACTGGGGCAAGCTTGTATCCGGTCGACATAGTCAATAATGGGCTTGACACTGCGACGCTCGTCTCTGGCGGCAAGATGCAATCGGACGGCGACGACTTGCGGGTCAAAGTCGACGGCTCAGAGGTCGATCGCTGGCTGCAAGACATGAATAATGCCACCACCCAGGTGTGGGTCAATCTCGACTTTGAGCCCGCGTGGTCGAGTACGATCACGGCGGCAATCGACTCGGGCGACTCGCCCACGTCGATCACGTTCGACGACGACACCTCGGCGCTCCCGTCTGAGGGGCTGATCGAGATCGGGGGCGAGGTCTTTACCTACACAAGCAAGAACGACTCGACAAAGACGATCACGCTCGGCGCTCGTGCGGCCAAGGGATCAAGTGCAGCGTCTCACAGCCTGGGGGCTACCGCGTACTGGCTACAGCATGAGATATACTTGCTATACGGCAATCCCAGTGCCACAGCGCCCACGGTCGACGATGACTATAAGCCCGCCTTTGAGCTCGACAGCACAAACACGTCATGGGACTATGACGTCTTTGGCTCAGACGACGGCAAGCGCACCGCGCCTTGGGTCTACGCAGAGGAAATGAGTGTCAACTCCTACGGTAGCGCTCTGCACAAGTACACTGGGGACAGAGATGGCGGGGATACTGATCCCTGGCAGTACATGGGCATACACTTTTATCAATGGGGACAGAGAGCGTATTGGAAGGCAACGAACCCATGCGGCATCACAGCCGCCAACTTTGTCGACGGTGAGGCATGGGCAGAGGACTTGACACACTTTTACGTGTGGCTGTACTCGGGCTCACCAGAGACTCAAGAGGACGTCGTCGCAAGCCCCGGCGAGGGCTTCCCGACAAGTGCGTCGACCTGGGAGGCGTGGTCAGACAATGAGACTCTGACAAGTGGCATGACGTCTGTGTGGCTGTACGCAACCCCAGCCGGTGGCTATCAGCCGGAGGGGCTTGTACAGGTCGGGGATGTGACGCTTACACTCAATAGCACATACACCCCGACAGTGCAAGCGATCGCAGAGGAGACAAGCTATGCTCTCACGTGCACGATCACGAACACAGAGACGGGCGACGCTTTCAGTATAGACTATAGCGGCGTACAGGCAAACGAGTCGATCACGGTCGACACAGACGAGCGCACAGTCACCGACGATCAAGACGGCTCGTCGCAGTTCCAAGCTTTGACTCTCGTCGGCGGCGCGCGCAAGCACTGGCTGCGACTCGTGCCCGGAGACAATGTGATCCAGTATGACGACGAGGCGACGGCGGGCGTCGACGTCGACTTTTCTTTCCGCGCTCGATTCTACTAGGAGGCAAGCATGCTTTTCGAGATCACGATCACGGCGGTGCAAATACAGATCGCGGGATACGTCGACTTTATGTGCACTCTGCAAAAAGAGACGACGGAAGGCTCGGGGATGTTCGAGGACTTTTCGGGCCAGCCCGATCGGGTGCGTTTGCCGATCTCAACGATCTATGAGATCGCAACGGACGACATAGCATATCCCGACAGGGCAGCAAAGCTTGTGGAGCTCCGCAGCCGCGTACTTTCTGCGGCGCGCGCTCTCCCGGTCGTGCAAGCCGTGGCTCGACAAGATCAACTTGTCAGCGCGTTGCCCGACCTGCCATTCTCAACCACTTTTGACTTTCCCGAGTAGGAGGGCGGCATGCCGAACTGGTTGAAACAAAGCACGACGGTGACTTTGCAGCTTGGTCCGTTCGTCGACGAGGATGACGGCAAGACAGCGGAAACGGGGCTCACGATCGAGGACACAGACGTGTACTTGAGCAAGAACGGGGCGGCGTTTGCGAATCCGAACGACACAAATAACGCCACGCATGATGCGTCTGGGTGGTACAGAAAACAGCTTGACGGGACAGACACGGGCACACTCGGGCGCCTGATCGTTATGGTGCACGAGGCGGGCGCTCTCCCCGTGTGGCGTGAGTTCATGATCGTCCCGGCAAACGTGTATGACTCTCTCGTCTCGGGCTCTGATTATGTGCAAGTCGACGCAGTACAGATCGAGGGCGGCGATGCCACAGACGCGATCAACGCCGAGGCAGACACAGCGCTCTCAGACTATGATCCCCCGACAAAAGCAGAGCTCGACAGCGGGCTTGCGGCCTTGAACGATCCAACGGCGGCCGTGGTTGCCGCCGCCGTTTGGGACCTGGCTGTCTCTGGGCACACGACGGGCGGCACGTTCGGAAGCTATATCAATGCTATACTTTCGGATACCGGCGAACTGCAAACGGCGTGGACGATCGGCGGGCGACTCGATCTCATACTCGCCGCTATAGTCGACGACACAGGCACGAGCGGCGTTGTGATCGCAGACAGTGCGATCACCGCAGCAAAGATCGCGGCTGATGCCATCGGCGCGTCTGAGCTTGCAGCCGATGCCGCGACAGAGATCGCCGACGCGCTCTTGAAAAGAGACTGGACGTCTGTCTCTGGGGAGGCCGCGCGCTCTGTCTTGAACGCGCTCCGATTCTTGCGTAATAGGGTTGTGATCGATTCGGACGCGGGCACGATCTCGATCAAGAAAGAGGACGACAGCACGGAGGCCTGGGCGGGCGATATTACCTCCGATGCGAGTACGAGCCCGATTGTAGAGATCGATCCGACGACGTAAGGGGGACATATGCCTCTAGTCGGCTGGTATGGCATCTTGCGATGGGGCATCGGCTTGCCTGATGCCCCGACAACCGAGACGCATGCGCGCGTGACTGTCGCCGATCAGTTCGGCGCAATACTGACAGAGCTCGATCGCGCGCTCGTGCGCGTGTGCTCGTGGCGCTTGAACGACTACGGAAAAGCAGAGATCGAGATCGCGGCGACAGACGACAAGGCGACGCTCGACAATCTCGCCTTTGGCAATCTGATCTTGCTTGAGTTCGAGAACGGGCTCCCGAACTGGGCCGGCGTGATCGACGCGCCGCGCTCATGGCCAAAAGGCTCGATCACGGTGAACGCTTACGGGGCAGCGTACTTGCTCACGTCGAGACGAACAGGCAAGGACCAAGCATATGCAGCGCAGTCTCCGGGCGCGATCTTTCAAGACTTGATCGCGCGCGCAAACACAACCCACCACATGGGAATAGAGATCGGCACTGTCTGGGAGGGCTCGGGCACACACTCGATCTCTTTCAACTTTGCCGATCTCTATACTGTGATCAAAGAGCAGTGCTGCGAACGTCTCGCGGACGCAGACTTTGACATAACCGGCGCGATCTCGAACGGGCGGATCGTGCTGACTGCGAACTATTATCAAAGCAAGGGCGCGACTCGTTCGGGGGTCGCGCTCGTCGAGTCGCGCAACGTCTCGGGCGATCCGGTGCTTGAGGAGCAAGGCCCGATCTATAACGTTTGGCGCGCAATCGGGCCGGGCTCTCTCTGGGACGACACCCGCCTCATTGGATATGCGTTCGATCAAGACAGTGTCGACAAGTACGGCTACCGCGAGATTGTCGAGTCTCACACTGAGGTAGACAGCCAGACGAGTCTCGACGAGATCGCGGCTAACCGGCTCGGCGTCACAAAAGACCCCCGCAATCGGGTTGCACTCTCTGTCGCAGACTTGCGCCCTGGCCTGTTCTCTGCTTATGACGTGGGCGACACTGTAACCATCGTATTGCACAGCAAGGGCTTTGGCGGCTACATTGCACAAGCGCGCGTGATCACGAGAGAGTACAGTCCGGCAAGCGGTACGTGCGCGCTTGTCGTCGAGGAGCGGTGATATGTCGTCAAATTCTGTGATCGTTCGAGACTTGCTTGTCTCTGACCCCGTGAGTGCGATCAAGGCGATCTTGCGTCGACTTGAAACACTAGAGCAGACACACCCAGGACGCCCCGGCGTGCAGCCCGGCAATCTCGTCTTTATCACAGAGCAAGGGATTGCTGACGTGAGCGCTGGCGGCGTGCGGTGCTTTGTCTCTGCGGATAACGTCTCGAACCCGCCCACGGCTGCACAAGCCGACTCTGCGCTCGGGCTCACAGCGGAGGACGTCGGTTCGGGGTTCTCGTTCTGTATACACGACAATGGAAATGGGACCATGTGGGCGATCTGGTCAGACGGCGCAGACTGGCACGCAGAGGCGCTTACAAAGCTGGTATAAAGGGGGCGCGCAATTGGGCGAGGTATTTAACATCAGGCACGAGACCGATCTCTCTGAATACGATAGCACTGTCGTTGACGGCGGCGATCTGAGTCAAGATGCTGCCGCTGCGCTGGGTGGCACTAGCGGGGGCCTAAAATGTGTTTTGGACGACACCAATGTCATATACGGTCACAAGGACTTTGTTCAACTTGCTGGCACGGCCTATCGCTATCGCTTTTACGTTGATCCCAACGGCTTGACGATGGCGAACTGGGACAACTTCATGTTGTGCGCTCTGCGGGACGGGGGCAGCACTCGATCAGACGTGTTTCTCCAACGCGACAATGCGTCACATTACGAGATCGCCGCGTTCGTGCTAGATGATACCTCTACCTGGCAATCGACGTCATATTACGACGTCACCGACGCGGAACATTACGTCGAGATTCTTGTACAATATGCGTCAAGTGACATAGCAAGCGATGGCTCTCTGACGCTGTGGATCGACGGCGCGCAGCAAGAGCAAGTGGGTAGCCTTGATATTTATGACGTGAGCCAGCCGCAAGACGCGGACCTGGGTGCAGTCTTTGGAATCGACGCGGGGACGAGTGGAACGTTCTATCTTGACGAGCTCGTGCTTCGCGATGACAACACAGAGATCGGGCCGTACAGTGCGGGCGGCGGCGCGATCGCGCCACAGGCCATGATCTTGCGCAGACAGCTTACATCGTAGGCAACGATCTGATCGGGGATTGACTTGCTCTCTGACTTGCGGTATAATCAGAGAGAGGACAGTCTCACAGAACGTTCCCACCATAAACAACACGCCAAAGGGGCTCATTGGAACGCTCTTGAGCTCGACATAGGAGACAAACATGGGCGGCGACGCTGTGGGACTGTTCGACTTTTCGCAATTGATCAGGGAGGGCGGCGTGATCGCGGGCGTCGTCGTCGCGTTCCTGTTTGCCAGTAAGCTCTTGACAGTGTTCACCCCGATCATACAAGACAAAATGACTGGGGGCAAGGCGACAAAGAGCGCAGCGCCGAGCGAGACGCCAAAGGCGCAGATCGCCTCAGACGAGACGATCCGCGCGCACTTGACCCGGACGCGATGCGTGCCCGAGGACGTCGACTTGAGGAGGCTGGCTGCGCAAGTCGACGACTTGTATCAATGGCACAAGACGACAGACCCCACGGGCGCTTTTCCGTGGAAGATATCGCCGGTCTTGCACTCGGCAATAGAGAGTCTTGCACAGAGCAACCGACAGATTGCCAGCTTGCTCGAACGTGTGATCGCGGGGCAAGGCGACGTCGCCGAACGACTCGACAGGCTCGAACGTCGCATGCACAAGGAATAGGCAGAAACGTCGACAGTGGGTCGACGTATGGAAAGCACATAGAGAACCCACACACACAAAGGAGTCAGAGTCATGAACGTTCAAGCGGTGACCACAGCGGTAGCGATCACGCTCGGCGCGATCGTCGCCATCATGGGTGTCGACTGGATCGTCGACTACCTGCGGAAAAAGGGCATCTTGCCGCCCCTGGCCGAGTCGTCTGTCGTCGTGCAGTTCCTCGACAAGTTCGTCGATGCGCTGCGCAAAGTGTACAATGAGACGCCGCTCTCAGAGGTAGGACGTGAGGCTGTAGAGGCTATGGCTCGTGCGTTCTGGACGAGCGTGATCGAACCCACCCCGATCAAGTCGATCTTGACGCTTGAGCGCTGGCTCTCGTTCGTCGCCAAAGCATACGACGAGATCGCGCGTGAGGAAGTCGCGCAAGCGCGCATGGCCCAGGTCGCCACAGCACGCGCCATGAAAGTCGGGGGACAGCGCGCCGACGAGCGTTCCCGCCGAGGGTAGCACACACATCCCGACACTTTCCCCACAAAAGAGACGAGCTTGAGAGATCAAGCTCGTCTCTTGTTTTGCTACCGACGCGCCCACGCGTCCGGGTCTGTCGTGCAGTGCTTGTGCGACGCAAGCGCGCGGATATAGCGCTCTGCGCGCGTCTTGCCCACGTCTGGGGTTGCGGCGGGCGCTCTGCGATAGATCGCGCACATCGTCGCCGTGAGCTCGTCCCACCAGGGCGACAAGACGAGCGCATGCGCGCCTTGCCTTTTCGTGTGCTCGACGTACTCGACGCGCTCTCGACTCTTGAACACACCCCCGAACCCCTCAAACAAGACCTCGGGATCGTGATCAAAGAGCTCTTGCACCCCCGGCGCACACGGCGCAACGTGCGAGAGCCCTTGTATAATCATGACTGCAAGCTCGGCGGGCGTCGGGCGATCAGGGTCGAACCCCGCCGCGATCTGCCTCAAGTATTGCTTGCAGTGCACAGAGAAAAGGGAGCTCGGCACGTTCGTCGAGAGCACGGGCGACAAGAGCACGCTGCACGCCTCAAAGAGTCGAAAGCTCATGTCGTGCTTGCTCGTCGATGCTTGCAGCGCGTGCCACGGTCGGCGCTTGACGAGCTCGTCGATCGTCTTGTCTGCGCAGCCCATGGCCACGAGCGCCTGACGTCTCGTCTTGTACGTTCTGATCGCGTGCTTTGTCAAGCGCTCTGCCTCGTCGACTTTCCACCAAAACCCGCCGATCCCGTCGTCGCGCAAGAGCGCAGCGAGTCCCATGTCAAAGACGCCCGCGTCTTGTCCCGCCTGGATAATAGTCTCTGTACTTGTCGGCGCTTGTGCGCTCATTTGTCCGCCCCGGCGCGTTCGAGTGCAGCTTTGCCCCGTGTGAGCAAGTCGATCAAGTCGTCGACTTTGTCGATCGGCACGCGCAGCTTTGCGCTTGTCTGCGCCCAGACGTCGTTCTCAGTGCTCAAGTACAAGCTCACAGTCCGGGGGTTGATCTCGACTGCGACGGGCGATCCCACGTTCGAGAGCATGAACGCGCGCGCGCCGGCGTAAAGCTCTGGGTAGTTCGCTCTGTGTTCGAGCTCTGTCTCACGTGCGCGCTCGGCAACTTGCATGCTATCCTCTGCGCTGCGCACTTGATCGAGTACGTCGGGATCGTTTGCGCTCGGCCCAGACAGCCAGCGCATGTGCACCCATTGCCCGGCTGCGGTCAAGAGCTCAAGCGCAGTGCCGACGCCTCTATAATAGACTGTGCGACTCACGGGGGTTTCCTCTGGGATTCTCATTGTGTGTGCTCCTTTGTGTGCACTTGGGGGCGCTCACGTCGAGCTTTTGCGCCCCTGGCTTATACTCTGTATACGTTCTATGCAGCAAGCTTGAGCTCGTCGCGCTCTTGTGCACGTCGAGCAAAGATCGACTCGACGTCATGCGCGCTCTCAAGTGCCCACTGCGCCTTGTCTGTCTTGCTTGAGCGCAGAAAGACGATCGTGTTTTTGCTGCGCGTCCACGCGACGTAAAGCAAGTTCCGCTCTTGCGCGCGCTCCCAGTCTTGCTCGGCTCTCGGGTGGGGCATGAGCTCTGGGGCTAGAATGTACACATACTCTGCCTCTAGTCCCTTGGCTCTGTGCACTGTCGAGAACGTCACAGCGGTGCGCTTGTCGTCGAACACTTGATCGACTTTCGCCTCAAAGTCTGCGACTGTCGTGCAGTCCTCAGAGAGAGCATAGATCGTCTCGACGCGATCCTCAAGCAATTGTGCCGAGTTCCCCTGATCTCTGCTTTCGAGTCGTTCGATCTCTGCGCGTGCGTACTCTGCAAGCTCGACGAGAATGCCGCTCAAGTCGTGATCGAGGAGCTTTGCGCTTTTCTGTACTTTCTTGAGGAGCTTGACGAGCCCCTCCCCCAAGTCTTTGCCCATGATTGCGGCTTTCACGCCCTGACGTATGAGAGCATACACGGGCTCGATCATCGGCGCGTTGCAACGGCACAGCACGAGGCTCGGTTGCTGCACTGTCGCATAGAACGTGCGCATGCTCTCGACTCTGATCTCGCCCTCTATTGCGTTTGGAGCGGCTGTGATCTCGGGCACGAGCTTTTGAGCAAGCGCAACGTGAGACCTCGGGCAACGCCACGTGACAGAGAGCGTCATAATCTGCGCGTCGAGCATATCCCGCAAGTGCGGCATCGCTTGAGCGTCGGCTCCCCGGAACCCATAGATCGACTGGTTCGGGTCGCCACAAGCAAAGACGCGCGTCTTTGAGTCTGCGAACTTGAGAACGGCGACGATCTGAGTGTGGTTGAGGTCTTGCGCCTCGTCGATCATAATGTGCGTGTATGTCGTGTGCGCTGGCGCGATCCCCTGGGCGACGACTCGAATCATGTCGTCAAAGTCTATCTTCCACTCGACTTGTGCGTCTGACTCTGCAAGCACTCTGCGCGCTTGCTCAAAGATAAAGTCGCGATCCCCGTTCGTGGGTATCCCGTAATAGTTCGACAGACTGTCGAGCTTGTCGTCTGTCATCTTGTCGGCACTCTCGACGCGCACGGCTTTCCAAACACTCACGAGATCGAGCACGTGCTTAGCTACCTCATACAAGTGATCGAGCTCGTCTTGTGCGTGCTCGATCTTGCGCTCGTCGCGCTCTTGCTTTGCGCGCTTGACGGCGTCTTTGTACGGATCAGTCAAGAGGAAATAGCACTTTGAGCCGACAATCGCCTTGCGATTGCGCAGTCTAGGAAAGCGCTCTTTGGCTGCGGTGTAGCACAGACTGTGGATCGTCGACGCAGTCACGCCCTCTGGAACGCGATCTTTCATTGCATCGGCTATCGGCTTGTTGAACGCAAAGATCGCAGCGTGCGCAGTCTCGGGCAAGTACTCAAGTGCCCATTCTATCGTGGTTGACTTGCCGCTCCCGGCGACGGCGCGCAATTGCACGTTTCCCGTCCCGTGTGCGACGTTCTCGAAAAAGGCGACTTGTTCGGGGGTGGGGTTGGGGCGCGCTTTCTTGGCGGCGGGTTGTGGACGAACTGAAAGCCCGAGCTTTGCGCGCGCGGCGTCGTGTGCAGCTTGCGACGCTGACGTCGACGCGTTCTGCGCAAGTGCACTGCGCGCACTCACGGGGCGCCTGTGCTTGAGGCTGTCGTCAAGTGCGAGTCTGTACAAGTCGCGCAGCTTTGGAATCAAGCGCTCTGGCCAGCCGGGCTCTCTCGTCGTGTGCGGGGCTTGCGCGCCCGACATTGAGTACCACTGAGAGCGCTTTGTGTAATAGTACTCGACCCACGCGCGGATCGAGTCTTGCCCCGTGGCGTCTGCAATCTCAGTGCGGGGGTTGATCGACGAACGAACGACGATCCGCTTGTTCGTGCTCTCGCCGTCTGCGAATCTGACGGGGATCACATACACGAGCTCTGAGTCTTGCGTCAAGAGCTCGAACAGCGGCGCGCCCGTGCGCTTGTCGTGCGGAAGCGCTTGCTCAAATTGTGCTCTCGTGTAACGTTCGACTTGTGTCATCGTCTGTGCTCTCTTTCTCGTGTGCTCTGTGTGCTCAAGTTACGACTAGATTATATCATACTCAAAATACTTTGTCAAGCATGACTTTTCGCAGCATGCAGAGACGATGTACAGAGCGGCGGCGTGTGGCAATAGAAAAGAGCCGTCAGCTTGCGCAAGCGTCAGGCTCTTTTCTATCGGTTCAAGGAAATGGAAATATAAAGACGACGTGCAGCGCTCTAGCACTGCCACGCGTGATAGAACACATACCGTCCCGGCTCGATCAGGTTCTCGACGACAAGGAGCTCAAGCAAGTCGACGATCTTGGGCACGGGTGCGCGCTCGTGCATGATCTCGTCGCGCGCTCTCAGTGCAGCGCTTGCCGAACCCTTGAGCTCGACGCCCCAGAGACAGAGCGTGGACCCGCCGCGCATGACTCTGCACTTTGTTCCCGCGTCTCTCGTCGTATACGTGAGCTCGTCGAGATCAAAGACAGTGCGGAGGATCGTGAGCGCGCGCTCGCCATCGATCACTTTCTGATCGTCGACTAGCCCCCGACATGCCTGATCTCTTTTTTCGCTGTCTGTCTGTTGCCTGTCTGACATTGATCTCGCTCTTTCCTTTCTGCTTTCTGTCGCAAGCTTGCGAACGTCTTGATCGCTATGCGCGTGGCGATCGCGCCCCCGGCGAGCCCGCCCAAGAGCACGAGCTCGACCAGGAGCGCGATCAGTATGTCCCCCCAAGTGATCACGAGTCGTCACCGACGCCCGACAGATCGAACGTCTCTCGCAGTATGCTTTCAAGTTCTGTCTCGTCGAGCGCGTCGAGCTCAGCCCCGAATGCTTGCACGTCGAGCGCTTGCTCTCCGCTGTCTTGCTCGATCTGGATCATAACGTCGAGCACGTCTTGAGTCGACGGAGCCATGAGCGTGTGCGTCTGCCCTTGCAGCGGTCCCCAGACCACGGCGACGTACACGCCGCGCCCCTTGCAGAGAAAACACAAGATCGAACGCATGCTTACGGGGCTCGACAAAGAGAACCAGAGACGAGCGTCGGCGGGAACTGGAAAAACAGATTCGCCGCTCATACTTGACAGATTATGCCGGTGATCATGTGCGCGTCGATCTCGGCGTTCATGCACTCGTTACAAACCTCTTGCCCGTCGTCCACTGCGTCGCCGCACAGACGGCATGAGCCGTCGAGAAAGACCCCCATGATCGCCCACATGTCATCGTCTGTGAGCACGACGCTGCCCACGCGCACGGCGGGCGCGTTTCCGTCAAGCGTCCAAGTCGCGCCCAGAACCTCGAACTTTGCGCGCGACTTGCTCTCAGTGCTCACGGGCACAAAGACGAGAGCAGAGATCGTCGTCGTTTCCCCTGCGGCGTTTTCGATCTCGATCTCTTGTTTCTCGCCCGCAAAGCTCAAAGACGTCGACAAGTCGAGCTTGAGCTCTGACAAGACAGATGCCATGCTCACGGCTGCACCGCTTGCGCGCTCTGTACACTTGCGCGCGTCGGGATCGTCGGACGATCCTCTTGCCAGGGCAAAGCTTACGCCCTCCCCGACATAGAATCGCACGTACTCGGGCGCGCCCAGTGCAGAGAACGCGCGGGCGCTCAAGTACGCTGCGCCTGTCGGGTACAGCGTGAGCTTGACGTCGCCGATGGGCGCTCTGCGAGTGCGATCTCCACTTATGCTTTTCCAAGTCATGACTCACCCCCGTCGTCGCCTTGCTCTTGCTCTCTGACAATCGAGACGGCGCGCAAGATAAAGGGCAGCGGCGCGATCTTGTCTGCTTTGAGCTTGTCGCCCGCCTCTGCGACTGTCATGCCGTCGTTCTCTGACAAGAGCACTCTGATCTTGTCGACGCACTCAACGACTTGTGGGGGCAGTGCGGGCACTTGCTGCGCAGCGGCCATCATGCCCCCGACAGAGCCCGCGCTCACGCCCGAGCCGCCCGGACTGCGCGACTCCTCAAGCTGCGCTTGCAGTGCAAGGGTCACAAAGGCGATTTGTTGCTTGTCCATAGTCGACGAGTACGGCCCGATCTCTTGCGCTGTGGCTTGCTCTGACTCTGTGAGCTCGTCATAGTTCGGCGGGTTCGTCAAGTACGCACGTATTCTCTGCCACGTCGCCGGGTACAGTCTCGGCGGCAACTTGGGCGCAAGCTTGTGCCCAGTCTCGCCGTTCATGAACGCCGTATACTCGTCGTCGGTCATCGTAAGCGGATCGACGTCGATCTCGATCGTCCCGAACTGTTGCTTGAGCACGAGCGCGGCGGGCGGGGGCCATGTGCCCTCCGACTCTCTCGGGGGCGCAAGCATGATGCTCAAGATCGAGAGCTCGTCAAAGCGATCGGCCCCCGGCAGACGCCACTTGCCGGGCAATTGCACGCCCCCTGACCACTGCGCTTTTCTGTGCGTGATCACGATGACTGCGCGCACGCCCTTTGAGTGCGCCTTTGCACAGAATGTGCCGATCAAGCCGTTCACCGCTGCGCCGCGTTGCCCGAACTGGTTCTTGACGATCTTGCCCGCGTCATAGCCGTATTGCTTTGCAGCCCATGCAGCGTGCTCGATGATCCACGACGTCATGCCTTGCTGCAAGATCGCGCTATTGTCGAGCACGAGCACTGTATAGGCGTCTTGCTCGAACGACTCGACGATCTGATCTGCGAGTGTGAACACAGCCGACGCGGGCTTGCCTTCACACTCCTCATTGATCGCACGGTACAAGCCGAAAGACTTGCCGCCGCGCTCGATTGCTTGTTCGATTCCCTTGCCCTTGCTCTCAAAGTCAAAGAATGCGATCAGGCCGGGCCAGTCTGCGGTTGCTGCAAAGGTCGACTTGCCCGAGCCGCGCGGTCCCGAGACTCTGATCAAGCCCGATGCCTCACGGGGCAAGATCGATCTGTCTCTCAATGTGGTCATGTGCTCTCCTTGTTTGTAACGATCACGTCTCTTGCGCCCAAGAGCGCGCGCAAGTGATCAAGTGCACGATCGCGCTCGTCGTCGTCTGCGCTGTCTTTCTGTGACTCAAGCGCTTTGAGACGTGCGTCTCGTTCTCTGCTATACAGTGCGAGATTGTACACGAGCGAGTATCCAGGGCACGGGGGTTCTTGCGTGTCACCCCTCTTGTGTCTCAACCAAATTTGCCCGCACCAAGGACACAGAGGCGGCGGGCGCTGCGACAAGAGACTTGCAAGCGTATCACACACGCCGCGCGCGGCTGCAAAGATCGGCTCTGTCGGCTCGATCGCAGAGAACCGGGGCAAGTACGTCTCGCCCGCCCACGCGCGCAAGCTCTCTGTCAGTGTGGGGCCGATCCCCCTGATCTTGACTTGCCCGCCGAGTACTCTTGTCAGAGCGTGCATGAGTGTGGGCTCAATCCCGTCTGCGCGCAAGCTCTCTGCGACTGCCTCACGCGCTTTGCGTCCCCAGCCTTTCGGAAACGCGGCGCCCGTCCATGCCCAGTCGTCGGGCGCGTCTCTCAGAGCTTGCAAAGGCCTGTCAGTGTACGCGCTCAAGTCGCGCGTCTCTTTGACTCTCTCAAGACTTGCGGGCACAATGTACTTGTCAAGAACAGAACGAACCCAGAGCGCGATCTCGTCGTCGTCGTCGAGCACAACCCAGTGCCCGCCCCTGACCTCCCACCAGCCAAGCGCGCCCTCAAAGCTCTCGACGGTCCAGTCTGTCTTGAACCCACCCCCGATCATGCGCCCGTCTGTCGAGACTCGCACGTCTGTGATCAAGAGGCGGCAAGCTGTGCTCGACTCGACCCAGGTCCGCATGCGCTTTTGTATACTCGCAAGACGGGGGATCGACTGTAAAGCGTCGCCGCCGCTCTTTCTCTGCACGAGCCACGCGCCCGCGTTAAAGTGAGCGCGCATGAGTCGCGCTTGCTCGTCTGTGATCGGGATTCTGTGAACGTCTGGCCATGGGTGCTCTTTCACGCTCAAGGGAGTCAAGACAAAGTCGCCGCCTGTCGCAGCCTCAAGCCCCGATCGAGAGTACGCAACGTCGATCACAGTCTCGGGCAAGTTCGTGCCCTTTCTCGTCTCTGTGTTATCTGCGATTATGTCAGGCATGCTTTCCTCTTGTGAAAAGAGCGCGCAGCTTGACGACTGCGCGCTCTCTCTGTGTGTGCAGCGCAGATGCTACTACAGCGCGCGCCACATATTGACAATCTCGGGGGTCAAGCCCAAGTCCGCGGCGACCTCGTCGTCTGACATGTTGGCGTAGGCGTCGCCCGTGATCAGGGCGTGAAACGTCGCGCCGTCATATGACGCTTGCGCGTAAGCCAGCGGCACGACGGGATACTCGAACCCCGGAACGCTCGTCGGCGCGATCACGCTCTGCTCTTGCAGCTTGCTTGCAGCGCTGCCTTTGTCGCGATCGTACTCAAGCCCGAACTCGACAGCCTCGGCGTCGGCTGCGGCATATGCGTCCTCAGCCGACAGCCAAAAGTCCTCGATCACGGGCAAGCGCTGTCTGCGCGTTTCCTCGGTCTGTTCGCCCTGATCGTTCGTGCTCGTGCGCGTGTATGTCGCGTCGACGCGGGGATCAAAGACGTACTGAAAGCGCACCCAGATCGGACGCGGCCAGGGCGTATACAACATGTCGAGCGCAGCGCCCAAGGCGGGGCTCAAAGTCATGCTGTCTTTCTGCTCCTCGGCGGGCAAGACGTTGCCTTGATCGTCGACTGCGGCAGGCTTGCGCTTGAGGGGGTCAGACTCGCCGAACGCTGCCCAGATTTCCGCGCGCTGTCTCATGAGCTCGCCCTCAAGCAAGCCCCCCGGCTCGTCCGGGTTCACGTCGGGATCGCCCAAGAGCTTGGCAAAGTACGCGTCCGTGTATGAGCGATTGCGATCGAGCAAGCCCGACAAGTCGAACACCTGATCGGGCACATCGTCGAACAAGCGCGACGCTGCGGCAACCCATGCGGTCTGCACGAGCATGAACTCGTGGCGGTACTTGCGAGAGCCCCATGCCGTGATAAAGCACTCGCCCCCGATGCTCGCCCCGAACGATTGCACGAGAGACTTGAGATCGCGACTGTTGATCACGTCGACCGTGTTAAAATCGATCCTCCATACGTACTGAGAGAACCGACGCCGCCCCTGATCGTCCTCGGGCAAGCTCTTGGCGAACTCATTGGCCTCTTTCTGAGTGTCAAAATAGTACCCGTATCCCCAGTGCCCCATAGGGATGCGCGTGATAAAACCGGGTCCGGGTTCGCTCACGTCGAACGGCGCAGAGACGCGCCACGCGGGGCGGGCCATAGCGGGGGCGATCCACCCCCGACTTGAAAACTCCCCATCGGGGACTTGCGCGCTGGCGTCGTTCTGCGCCGTGCGCTTTTCGAGCCCAAATTGCTTGCGAAAGTCAGAACTTGAGAACCCTGGCATTATAGCCTCTCCTTTTGTTTGAGCGCGCGCTCTGCACGCTCTGTGATGGGAATAGAAAGACGAGTCGACGCTCTGACAGCTTGCGGGGCTGTCCGTACAGTGTGCGCTTGTGTGTGCTCTCCTTCCGCGCGCTCGTTCACATGAGCGCTTACGATGACAGTATAGCACACTCACAATATAATTGCAAGGGGAGTGTGCACGTCTTTTTTACAGTTCGACAATCGCCTCTTGAACGTCTTGAGGCAAGTACTTACGAACGCGCTTCCAATTGCCGTCTGCAATACAGACGAGCCCGGCGACTGTCTCGTCTGTGTCATAGTCGCCTGGGTTGCCACGACGAGTGCGCCCGAGAGCTTGCGCAAGCTTGTTACCAGTGCGCGCAAGATACATGCGCCCAGAGTAGGCCATGCGCGCTTTCTCATACGGATCGCCTAGAGGGGGATAGGGCACTTTGGCGGCAATGCATATGCGCTCGTCTCGGCCGTCGAACCCCTCCCACCAGCCCCATGCGATTATGATAGAATTGGGCACAAGCTCTTTGCGGCGCTCCCACGCGGCAAATTGCTCATTGGTTCCGAGAGACATGCCGCGCTCGTCTGTCTCTGGGCAAGGCCACACGCGATCGCGCAGCCCGAGCCCCCAGAGTCGACGTGCAAGATACTGTGCCTCAGTCTTGCGTGTGACGTGTATGATCCCGCTCCACGACTCGGGCACGCTCTTGATCGCATCGGCGATCACTTGCGCTTGCTGTGCGTAGTCGGCGGGCGTGCTCTTGTATCCCATCTTGGGCGCGTTGAGCGCGTACACTGGGCGACTCTTTGCGGGCCAAGGCGACGGGATCGCGTGCGTGATCGTATCATCGGGGAGCCCGAGCTCTTGCTTGAACGTCTCAAAGTCCCCGATTGTCGCAGACATGAGCACAAGGCGCGGGCGCTCTGAGTCTGTCGGGAAATAGCGTGAAAAGTGATGCCGCGCAGTCAGGGGGCGCACGACGATCCCCGGCGCTCTGCCTCCGTTTGGCAGTTCGATTGCAGAGAGCCCAGAGTCAATGTACCAGTCCGCCTCAACCTCGTCAAGTGCGTCTTTGACAGCCGCGAGACGCGCGATCAGGTTCGCGCAAGCACGAGCGCGATCAACCGCGCCGCGCTCGACGAGCTCCGCATGCGTGCTTGTCAAAGTCGAGCTTGCGAGATCGATCCACGAGATCACACGCTCTTGTGCACTCGTCGTCGGCAATTGCTTTTCAGCTTGCGCAGTGTTCATGAGCCCCTGCGGTCCCTTTGCAGCTTGCCCGTGAGTCTGCGCAATCGGGAACGGGGGCAAGTGCCACGTGCGCCTTGCGGCATCGTTGAAACGAAAGCCCGCAAAGTCGAGCACGACGTCTGACAGTTCATGCGCCTCGTCGCAGAACAGATACCCCGGCTTTTTCTCGTTTCTCAAGCCGATGCTGCGCAGCCAGTACGCATAATTCACGACGCCCCAGTCGGACGCATAAAGCGCGACTTTCGCCTGATGATAGGGGCACTCAGAGAGAAAAGGGCAATCATACATGCCGCGCTCTGACTCTGCGCACAAGCACTCAGCCGCAGTGTAGCCGGGTTCGGCGTCGTCGTGCACGCATGCATAGTTCGAGCGCCCGTACAAGGGATCGGCCCCATAGGAGCGATCGTAATTGTCTTGCTGCAAGACTTTTGTCCGGGTCATTGCAAGAGCGCCCCGAACACTTGCAAGCGCCGCAGCATACGACGTCTTACCTAGCCCGGTGGGTGCCTCAAGGATGATCGGGGCCGTGCCCTCTTGTTCTAGTAGCCAGCGGATCGTCTCAAGTTGCCCAGTGCGCCATGCTGTGTGCGACTCAGGCAAGCCAAAGTCTTGAGGGGTTGGGTCCGCGCCCTCAAGTCGCGGTTGGTCGTGTGTGCTCACGTCTGACTCCTTATAGGGTTGTGGTGGATAGAAAAGAACGATCAAGCGCCCATCGGCGGGGGCGCAAAACCTCTGCAATGTGGGGTTACACTGACATCGCGCGCGACGAGATCGCGACTCGCAGCGTGTGCGACGTCGAGCGCGTCGAGCCCCTGTCGGATAAATTGTATATCTTTCCAACCAGTATACATGTTAACCGACAGCTTGACAGAGACGAGCGTCCACGAGTGCACGCGCCCACCCGATGCGATCACGCGTCGAGAGAACGCAAGCATGCGCTTTTCCATAGCGCGCTCAAGCTCGTCGACGTCGAACGCGGGATCGAGATCGGCTGTTTCAACGATCGCGGCGTCTGCGCACTGCGAGAGCGTCATGCTCGTGCCCGCCTCAACGTATACCTTTGGCGTCTTGACTGTGATCTCTGCGCTCTCGTCGTCTGTGCTTGCTGCACTGTCAAGAGCTTTGCCCAGAGAGCCCGAGACTCGACGAGAGCCCGGCGTCTCCGCGGCGCGCTCCCAGAAAGACACGCCCATGACTTGCTCGTCCTCAAGGTGCTCTGTCTCGATCACGCGCACAGACTCGGGCGGGTCGAGCTCGTCGAGCCCGTACACCGTCGAGTCAAAGACGATCACGTCGCCAAGGTCTGGGTGGGGAATGCGCAAGTATGCCGCCTTGTGATCGCGCAGCTTGCGTGCGATCTTTGTCGCCTCTTGCTCTGTCATCACAAGAGCAAGCGGGGATGCTGTCTGCGCGCGTATTCTGTCCCACCGAGCAATAAAGTCTGCTTTTCTCTCTGCGAGACAGTGCGGGCAACCTTCACGCCACAGACCGCACTTGTACTTGATCGGGCGGAACCCGCCGCTTGCGGGGTTCATGATCACGCCGAACGTGCCGCACATGCTCAAGCGCTTTGCGATCTTTGCCTTGCTCTTTGTTGGGCCGTACAAGTCGGGGCTCAGTTCTGACAAGTGGCGCAAGTCGGGGAGACTGTCGAGGTACGCGTCCTCGTGCATGATTGTGTCAAAGTCGACGGTAACTTGAGGACGTCGACTGTCCATGAGTCTGTCAAACTTGTCAAAGTCGACGAACGACTCGGGACGCATGTCGGCGGCGGGTTGTGGTGTTGTGTTCATGCCTGGCTCCTTGGCGGTAGAAAGTTCGAGACTGATCAAGAGTCGTCATCCTGATCAGTCTCTCGTGAGCTTGGGTGGTCCCCGACAAGCTCTGCTAGATTGTCGCGCACACCCCCCGGACGACAGTATTGGAGGTGCTTGCGCTTGCCCGCGCGGCTTACGGGTTACTCTCCCCCTTTGTCGAGAGTCAAGTCTAGGCGCTTTCGCGCGCTCTTTTGCCTGTGGCTATAGTCCGCCGAGAAAAGGAACGGGTAGAACCTCGTGATACTCTCTCGCCAAAGCCCGCGCCGCATCTTGCGGACAGCAAGGGGAGTGCGATCTTGTCGTGCGCCCTTGGGAGGTTTTTGCTGCGCACACAGCAGAGAGCACACACGACAGGAAGCGGCACGACCGGGGGATCGCACGCCCCTTGCTAACCACAAGACTCTGGGCTATGAGGATGGGAATGTGCTATGCTCATTATAGCACACCCCACCCTTTTTTTGCAAGTGCCAAATTACGCGCTCTCGACGTCAAAGAGTGCAGCTTGATCAAAGTGCTTGCGGTAGTACTTGAAAGACGGGGGATCGGGCGGGGGCCAGTCAGAGCGTCCCCACCCGTGCGCCTCTGCAATCTGTCGCAGTGCTTGCAGCAAGAGATCGCTGTCCTCGTCCTCTGACAGTTCCTCGATCACGCAGTCGACGTCGCCGCCGTCCCCATTCCAGTACCGATCAAGAGTCTCGTGCATGCTCTCTCTGTCGATCCACAAGAGTCTCAAGAGCTCGATCACGTTCGCGTTTTCTGTCATGCTGTATACCCCGCCTCTCTGATCGCCTCGTCGAGCATAGCTTTCGCGCCCGGATCGTCTGGGTCGGGCATGTGACTCAAGAGCTCGTCTCTGATCGCTCTGATCAGCGCGTCGCGCGTCAAGCGCTTGACGTCGACGCGTCGCACGTGCAAGACCCGCTTGTCGAGCACGCCTGTGCCTTGCTGCGGAAAGTCGCGCGCCGTCGCCTCTCGTCGAGACGTCAAGACATACGGGAAGTCGGGCTCGTTCTTGCGCCTGTTCAAGATCGCAGCTTGCAAGCGTTCGAGCTCTTTCTTTGAGGCTGTGACAAAGACAGCCACCTCCCCATGCTTGAGCGCGCGCACTTGCTCAAGCTGCGCAGCCCATCGGCTCGTTCCCCGAACCCGCCCGCGCGACTGCACAAGCCGCGCAGCTTTGCGCACTCTCAGAGTGTACGTGTCCTCTGCGGCGTCTGCCGGCTCTTTGTTCGTCTTGATCGGAAACTCGTCTTTGCGTGCTTGAGCCAAAAAGTACTTGCGCCAGGTCTCGACGTCTGATCTGTCAAAAACGCGAGTCCACTCGACGCACTCTGAGAGAGTCGTCTTGATCTGTTCCCATGCCGCAAGCTGCGGCGTCGTGTTCGTGCTCACTAGAAAAGCCTCCCTTGTTCGACCATTTCCGACTCTGTGTCGTACTCAAGATCGAGATCATTGTACTCGTCGCCAACGTCGAGATCGAAAGGATCGTCGACGAGCGGGCGCACTTGATCGGTGCCCGCGTCCGTGAGTGCAGTACAGCCGATCCGCTGCGTGCCCTCAAGCGTCAAGACAGAGTCGCCCAAGAGCGCGCCCTGATCGAGCTCTGACTTGTCGACTCGCGCAAGCGCGGGGATCGACTCTCGCAAGTCGAGCCCGTCGAGCTCGTTCCCCAGACAGTACCAACCGGGCAAGTGACGACGTGCGAACAGTTCGACGTACACATGCCCGCTCTCAGGGGGATACATGCGCTCTGTTCGTTTCTGCGCCTCGTCAGGCTTGACGCTGTGCTTTTTGTCAGAGCCGGGCAGATATCGGCGCGGCGCAAAGATCACTTGTCGTCGCGCTTTCGTGCGCTCGAACGTCTTGCCATTGAACACTAGCCCGCTTTCTGTCTCGTGAGCTCGACGAGCAAGCAAGACGATCTCGACGTTACTCGCAGTATACGCGCCCGGACCAAAGACAGTCAACTTGTCGAGAAACGGCTGCAAGCGCCCCGTCTCTGTGATCTCGTCGACAAGTGATCGCACTTTGCGCAGTGTGAGCACAGGCATGCGCCAAAAGCTTGCATTGATCTTGATCCACACAAAAGCGCACGTGCAGTACTTGAACCCCCAGGCGCTCATGAGCTCGAACGCGTCGGGCAGAAAAGGGAACGTCACCCACATGAACAAGTACGCGCGCTCGTCGGCGATCTCGCCGACTGGGATCGTGCTCATGTCGCGCGTGCTCTCTGTCAAGTACCGCTCACTTGCGCCGATGCCGAAACGAGTCAAGCGCTCTGGGTTGTCTCGACGAGTCGCGCGTCGATTATTGTATCGCCACGCGGGATCGCAAAAGATCATGCTTGCTTTCACGAGAAACGCTTTGCCAAGTGACGAGCGGCGCGCGCCCGTCCGAGGCACGTATCACAGACGACGTGATCTTTGTCTGCGATCGGCTCCCCACAGTTCGAGCAAGCTGCATACTCAAGATCGAGCTCGCCGCCTGCCGTCTCACGAGCCAACCCGTCGAATACGATACCGTGACCGGCCGCGCCGATCTTGAGTCGCACACTGTCTGCCTCGTGCTCTGCGCAGAACACAATAAAGCACGGCGGGGAGTCTCGGCGTCTTGAGACTTGCGATATACACACGAACATGTGACCCCGGCGCGGCTGCAGTTCTATACCCAGCCCGCCGAGTCCGTCAGCGATTATGAGCTTTACATGCTCACCTTGACGATCTCTCTGGGGCGCGATTGTCGATACGCCCACATGCGTGCACTCGTCGATCCTCATTGAGACACCTCCAAGACGAGAGCGGGCGCGATCTCTGCCTCGTCGGGGCTGACTTGCTTCCAGCCTTGTGCAATCATACTGCGCAGCAAGTGCCCGCCCATCGCCTCAAGCTCGTCTTTGTCGAGCACTTTGATCGCCCAACCCTTGCGGGCGCCGTGCCTTGCAAAGACGATATTGCCCTCATAACGTCGCCACGCTTGGCGAACTTTCCAGCGGGCGTTACTCGACGTGACCTCGTCGATCTTGATCGCGTGCTCTCTGTCTTTGCACTCTGGGCACGCCGTTCGCCCGTCGTCCATAAGTCTGGGCGTCAAGGTGCGCCCATAGCAGACCTCACATACTGCAAACATGTCAACCTCTTTTCTTGAACTCTGTATACTGTGCGCGCTTGTACGCGCGTTTGCCGCTGCACACGGGGCAGAACGGTCGAGCACCGCCCCATGCTTTGAGCCTGAACTCGACAGAGAGATCGTACCCTTCCCAGGGGCGCGCAACCTCAAGCCTGACCTCTTTGATCTTGTCGGGCAGTCTGCGGCGCGGGCGCTCTGGGTCGGGCTCTGTGTTGAACAGTGCGCGCAAGAACGCGCACGAGTCGCCCCTCAAGTGCTCCTCAAAGCGCTCGTCGATCTCTCTCTGTGTCGAGCCGATATAATGGATCACGAGCTCTTGATCGTCGTCGCCGTGCGTGATCGTGATATGCAGCAAGTATATATTGCCGACCCGCTTTTTGTTGTCTCGTGTGACGAGTCTGATCTCGTCGTCTGACAGTCGAGACTTGACTCGCCCAGTGCGCCAGGGGGAGCTCATGAGTACCACTTGTCCATGTCGTCGAACGTCTCGATCAGAGTCTCGACGCGCGCAGCAAGGGGCGTGCCCCTTGCGAACTCTCGCAAGACGTCGCAGAGAATACGATCCGCCTGTTCGTGCTCGTCGTCCCCCGGTGCCCACTGCGAGAGCAAGCGCATGCGTATGAGCTTTGCCTCAAGTACTTGTTCGACTTGGTTCTCTTTCTGTGCGTCCATGCTAGTCGTTCTCCTGTCCTGATTGCTCATAATCTGCACGACAAGACGCGCAGACAGCGCGGGGCGCGTCGACTGGGTTTTTGCCGCAAGCTGCGCACGGGATACGCGCCCAGCCGGTGACGTCGTGTACGTGCTCACAGTGCGCGTTATGCACATCTTGCACGAGATCGCGCGCGACTCGCCCAAGTCTGACATGCCACATAGTTTGAGCCCAGACGACTCGGGCGGAGTCGTCGCCGTCGAGCGGCTGCACGAGCCCCCGAACAAAGAGCTCAAGCTCGTCGGCTTGTCTGTTCAAGAGCTCGATCAAGTCGGTGCACTCGCGCTGCAGAGTCGGGGACGCTTTCACGTGATCGCAGAGCTCCCCCGCGTCTTTTGCTTGCTCTCTCAGTTCAAGATACATCATGGCCAAGTGCGCGATCACGTGAGTCTCTTGTCTCTTGCTCCACTGTCGTGTGTTCACAGTTCTACCTCCCTGCCTTCTGCTAGAATGGTTCCGAGCTTGTGATAATTGGGCAAGACGTCGGCCGCGTACGCGATCCTGTCGAGATCGTCGAGCCCCATGTCGATCAAGAATTGTGCCGCGTCGAGTCGCATGCTTGCTGTGATCTCTGCGCTCGTGCTCACGACGTCTTGTGCAGCTTGTGCGACTATAAGCACGAGCACGCGCATGTCATCGTAGCCCGGCACTTGCCAATGGTCGTCGATCTCTCTCAGTGTAGCAAGCAAGTGCTCGACGTCTGGGGGCAAGCTCTCTTTTGCTTTGTTCTTTGCGCCCTTTGGTCTACCGCGTGGCATAGTCGTCGTCCTCAAAGATCAAGCGCCCGTCGTCAAAGTCGACGACGGCGAGCCAGACCCAGTGCTCAGGCTCGTCGAGAACGTCGACCCCAGAGATCGGGTCATACGCGCCCGAGTCGAACAAGTCAGAGAACCAGACGCACGACTCGACGAGCGCGGTGAGGTTGAGCTCGTCAGTCATCGGGTCGACGTGCTCGTCTGCGTCTGTCTCGAAAAAGTGGATCGTGTGCGCGTACAGAGTCGCAGCGCGCGTCTTGATCTCTTTCGTCAAGTCTGCGCGATCGGCGCGCGCGGAGTACGTGCTCAAGACATAGTCGGGCAAGTTGGCGATCTGTCGTTTCATGTGTGCGTTCATGAGTGTGCGCTCTCTTTCTACTAGGCGACGAGCTCAAGCTCGTCTGGGCGGGGTGCAAACGCTCGACGCTGCGCGCGCATGTCTGCATAGTCTGACAAGACGGAGCGTGCTTTGCTCGTGGCGTTCTCAAGTGCGATCAGTGCGTCGGTCAAAACCTCTGCGTACTGTGTGCGCTCTGTCTCGGGCTCGACGTAAAGATCAAAGTCGCGCTCGACGTCGCGCAGTGCTTGGCGAGTCTCTGAGAGCAAGCACTCACAGTGCGGAAGCTCCGTTTTTAAGTGCTCGACATACGCGCGCTCGACGTGCGCCGACTCTCTCGTCTCAAAGAGTGCGTCGACTTTGTGACGTGCGGCCCAGAGTCTCCCGACGTATACGCGCGCTGTGCGATCTTGGCCTGCTAGTGTCCAGAGCTTGTGCATTATAGCGTCTCACTTTCGATCTCTGACTCTGCGCGCAAGATTGCGAGAGTATAGCGGATCACGATCTGATGGAACGGGGTAGCATGGCGATCAAGCTGTGCGCGCATCTTGAGCGCTATGAGCTCGTGGCGACTCTGAGGAATTGCGAGTCTGAAAGACTCGCCCCAGGTCGTGCAGTATAGCGCTTGCTTTTCCTCGCCGGGCACGCGCTCAAAGTCGTACACGTAGCCATTGACGGTGCGCATGCGCTTGCTGCGCAAAAGTCTTGTCGTCGTCTTTGCTATTGCGATCTCAAGTGCGGACTGTGCTTGTGTGCTCATTGATCTCTCTTTCGTCTGTCTCTGTGCGTTCAACTTACGACTAGATTATATCATACTCGGAACCACTTGTCAAGCATGACTTTCCCCTTTTTCGCAAAGTGCTTGCCTTTTTATTCCTCACGTGGTATAATGCCTACATAGAAAAGCCGCTTTTCTGCGAACTTTGCGAAAAGCTCACACGACAAGGAGCGAACATGACAAAAGGCTTGTCGACGAAAGACGCAATCAAAGCACGTGCAGCGCTTACGGGCGCTGTGTCTGAGCCGGGCATGGCCGACGACGTCGAGCACGTTCTCGCCTGGATCAGGGCAAGCGCGCCGGTCGTCGCCCCGTACAAGCTCACGGGGGCACACGTGCTAACAGCCGCTTTGCAGCGCGTTCCGATTGCTCTTGGCGACGACGATCAGATCGTCGCCATCGTTCTACCCGCCGACGAGCATGGCCTCATGGCCGCGCTCGGATACGTCGCCTCGACTACCCAACCGTAAGATCGAGCGGCAGGAACCCGAAAGGAGTCCAACATGCCCAACAATATACTGCACCCCGTAGGCGTCGATCTCGGGTACTGGGACGTGAAAGCGCGCAGCATGCGCCGTTTCTACTCTGGCCCGTCTTGCATCGGCACCCCAGATCACGCGCGCTTTGCTGCAAGCTCTGCGCTCGACTATGGCGCGATCCGCTATGACGGACAAGAGTACTTTTGCGGAGACGTCGCGCTGACTCATAGTCGCAGCGTCACCCGATCGGAGGGACGCGATCGAGTCGGGCGCGACGAGTACCGCGTCTTGTTCTTGCACGCTCTGCATCAAATCATGCGACACATGCCCTCTGGCAGAAAGAACCCGACCGGGCAGCCTGGCCTATACAACCCGAACGGTCAGACGTCGATCTTGCTCGTGACCGGCTTGCCTGTGGCGTTCTATGAGGACGCTGATCTCGACGCCGTCGAGACTGCGCTCTTTGGACAGCACATCATAACCGCAGCGAACGGGCGCGCGGGCGAGTCGAGAGAGCACACGATCAACGTCGTACCCGAGTCGCGGATCGTGCCGCAGCCGTTCGGCACGCTGTTCTCTCTGACACTCACGGACAAGGGTGAGTATTCTGATCAAGCGCACTTGCTCGACGAGCGCGTCGGCATCCTCGACATTGGCGGCAAGACGACGAACGTCCAGCTTGTCGAGAACGCCGCCGCTATGGAGGCGACGAGCACGTCGATCAATGCTGGCGCGTGGTCTGTCGTGCGCGCACTGTCGCCGCTCTTGACTCGGCGCTTTCCCAAGCTCGAACAGTCCGATCGCGTCTTGCGCGCCGCTTTGCGAGATCGACAAGTCAAGTACATGGGGACAATGTACAGCATTGCCGACGAGGTCTTGCAAGTCTCTGAGCCTCTGGCCGATCAGATCGCAGCTAAGGCCGACGAGTACTGGTCAGGCGGTGCAAGCTGCGATCACATCTTGATCACGGGCGGCGGCGCTCTGTTGATCGGGGAACTCGTCGCGCGCACGTTCGCTGACCACGGAAGCGTGCGGGTGGTCGAGGACGCGCAGAACGCCAACGCGGTCGGGTTCTATCGGTTCGCCCGCATGATCGCGGGCTGATTCCCATAGCTCATTATTGAGCCTCAACAAAGGAGACTTTTTCTATGTTCGATCCACAAGACAGCATGGGCAGTACTCTCGAACGTCTCGCACGACTGCTCCAAAAGCAAAAAGAAAGAGAGACAGAGCTCTTGCAAGGCTCGATCGATATGCTCTCTGGCGTCGTTCGATCTGCGGCGACCACGGGCGCGATCGCGACAATCGCCGCCACGATCACGCGCGCACTTGCAGCGCTCTTGTCGTTCGGCCTGTTCGTGCTCTCTCTCTGGGGGCTGATCGTGCGCGACTTTGAGCGCGTGCCCTTTCGATGGCCGGGGATTGCTGCGCTCGTCGTGCTTGCGCTCTGCGCTCTGTTCTCGGGCTCCCTCTTTCTTGCGGGCGGCAAGCGCAAAGTCGACGAGGACGACGACGAGTCGAACGACGACGAGGCATAATCCATGGCCTCGGTGTCTGTGACGTTCTCATACAACCCCGATCACTATCCCGAACTGCACGCTTGGCTTGAGGCAATGAGGGGTGACAAGTCGGCGCAGTGGCGACAGTTCATGACGGCGCATCTGACCGGCAAGGGTTGCTTGCAGTCAGAGGCGACGCTCGACTCAGAGCTTGAGACGTCGCCCGACTCGCACACACTGCGAGACGTGCTTGAGACGGTGCAGCGCATAGAGGCAGAGCTCAAAGCAAGCAAGGGTGCATGGGTCGTGCGCGACGAGCAAGACGAACAAGTCGAGCCCGTCGTCTCAAAGGCGACGCGCGCCAACTTGTTATCACTTGGGAGACGATCATGAAACAGACAACCAAAGCGGCAATGAAAGCAGAGGCGCGCGCAAAGCACTTGCACAAGCTCGCCGAGAACCTGACGCTTGCTGCGTACTCTGAAAGGCTGGGCAAGGGCGCGGCGATCTCTGACTTTTACGCGATCAATGGTCCGCGCTCTGGGGCGCTAGAGATCAGGGCTGGCTTTTCTGTGGGCGACATACGTGCTGCACTCGTCAAGAACGACGCCGCGATCTTGCGCAATCTGATCCCCTGGCAGTTCGGGGGCGATCCGTCTGTGTTCATGAACGGCGCGCTTTTGCGCGTCGAGGCTGCATGGCCCGCCGACTTGCAGGACACAGAGGTCTTGCTCTCTCGTCTCGGGTGGGGACCGCTTGGCAATGCCCGAACTGGTCAGCCGCGCGCGCCCCAGTACAGAGACGCCGAGACGTTCGCACATGATCACCAGTGGATCACGGGGATCAATGAGAACGGCGGCACCTTGCTTGCAGCGCTCGACGACGTAACCCCGAACTGGCTACTTGCTGGACTGCCCGGCTCGGGTAAGTCGACTGCTCTGCAAGCTGCGGTGGTCGGGCTCACACGTCCGGGGACGAACGAACTGATCATGCTTGACGGCAAGTATGGTGCGAGCCTGCGCACTGTCGAGCACTTGAGCCCATGGGCGCTTGCGACAGAGATCGAGACTATGCGCGACGCGCTCGGCTATGCGTTCGAGGAAATGCAGCGCAGATACCGCAGCGGTCAGACTGTCGACTCGACAGACGTGCCCCCGCGTCTCGTGATCGTCTTTGACGAGTTTCAAGACTACATGGCCGACGCTGTGATCTCTGCGCTCATGTCTCGTCTTGCGCGCATGGGGCGGCAAGTGAACGTACACTTGATCATAGCCACGCAGCACCCAAGTCTTGAGGCGTTCGGGGGCGACACAGTCGCGCGCCGCTGCATATCAGGACGCATGGCCTTGCGAGTCGCAGACCCGAAAGCCTCGGAGGTCGCGCTCGGCGTCACGCAGCCGCAAGCTCACAAGCTGCAAGGCAAGGGAGACATGATTGTCTTGACCCCGAACGCTTGCCACAGAGCTCAAGGCGTACTCTTGTTGCCGCGCGACGTCGAACTTGTCGGCGCGCCCTACGCCGATCGGATCGCGTTTCCCCAGTTCGACCCCGCAAGCCTTGAGGGGGACGAGACGAAAGAGACGCGCAGCGCATCGCGACGCCCGATCTGGAAACAAGAGGAAATCACAAGCGCGCTCTTGTCTGCGATCGCAGAGGAGGGGCGTGATAAACTGCGCGTGAGAGTAAAGGACGCGCTGGGCATGAGTCGCATGATCGGGGCGACTCGTGCACGCGCTTTGCTTGAACTTGGGCGTCAAGCCTGGGACGAGATCGCGGATAGTGACGAGCTCGCCCAGTACGTACAGTCACTATAAAAGCCGAAGTGTGCCGCGCACACTCGCAGCAAAGGAGAACCCAAGATGGAGTACATTATGATCGGGGGCGTAAAGACGCCCATAAGCCGCGGCGATCCCGAGATCGTCAAGCAAGGGATCAAAACAAAGGGCCAGTCAAAGTACGCAGAATTGATCGCGGCCGTCTGCGCTCTGTCGCCGGGCGACAAAAGCCTCGACGTGAGACAGCCCACCAAGCGCAAGGGCATCTTGATCAGGAACACAGTCAACGGGTTGTCGAGCTTGCCCAAGGCCTCGACGTGCAAAGACAAGCGCAAGCTGGCATGGCCGCTTGTCGTCGTGACCTCCTGGGTGTCAGACGATCCCGACAACACCCCGGACGGGCCGGGTGTCTTGCGCATCTGGATGGACGAGCGCGACGACGACTAGTCGGGCGCCTGACTGCCTAGCAGTCGGCGTGCACTGCACACGTAAAAGGGGAGCAGAGCATGATCAAGAGACGTGAACAAGACAGTCAGACAGACAAAGCGAAAGAGGCGAAAGCGCCAACTTCACCCCCGCACATGCACGACGGGGAGAGAGTGCGCGCGCTCCGAGAATGGATCGTGATCGTCGCGACTGGGATCGGCATCGTGCTCTTGATCATGCTCGTCGTCTTGATCGGGCTGATCGTCTGGGATTATCTGTCAGACTTGCCCCGTCCAAAAGTTCAATGGTGGGCGCTCGGCTCGATCTTTCTCTTGCCGATCGCCTTTGGGTTCGGCGTCTTTCTGGGGACGCGTCTCGCAGACTATAGGCTCCGGTGGTTCACGTCTGACATGGATCGACTGTTCGGCACACTCGCCGCCGCTCTGTGGAAAGCGGGGACAGAAGCCTCAGACGTGCGCATATACGGGGCAGAGCGTATGCTCACGGGTTGGGAACAAAGGGGATCGCAAGAGATCGACCTGGGCGACAAAGTGCACGGCATGCCGCGCTTTCACTCGGCGACAGACAGTCAAGAGCCGCCCACACAAGCATAGGGAGGAAAACATGAACAAAGCAAAAAGTGTGCTCTTTGTAATATGTGCACTCGTCGTCGTCACAGCCGGGATCGTGCTCTCGTCGACTGGCTGTCAAGTCGCAATCGAGAAAGAGCGCACAGCACAAGAGCGCGCACAAGCTGCACAGCTTGAGGCGCTTGCTCGACAGACTGAGGCGATCGTCGAGCCCCAGATCATACGCTCTGAGGCCGATGCAGAGATCGATCTCTTTCTTGCTCGTGCGGGGGAGGCGCGCGATCAAGCTGTGCTCGACGCGTTTCTTGAGCTCACGCTTGAGCCTGTACGCCGCCGACAGTCTTGGCGCTTTCTCTTTCAAGTGATCTTGCCCGTCTCTCTGTTCGTTATCGGCATGATCGGCTTGCAAGCACTCGGGAGCGATGCGATCAAGACTCTCAGAGAGTACGTGGGCGCATGCGCCCGTCAGGAAGGCACTAGAGCTTTTGAGTGCAAGACGACGTCACAAGATCGGGGGATTCGGCGCTCTGCGGGCGTTTCTGTCACGTTTCACACGTCGAGCGGCCCCGAGCTCTGGGGCGTCGAGACAGACGACGACACGCAAGAGCTCCACATACCGGGGCTTGAGCGCATTTGACACAAAGAGAGCGCACAGAGTATACAAACCTCTGGCGCTCTCTTTTTCTATGGAACCTGAAAGAATGAAAAACGTTACTCGTCGAGCTTGTCGTCGTCGATCACGCGCTCGTCAAAGTGTGACGAGAGCTCGAACTCAAGATCGGGGCTGCGCTTTGTCGAGCAGTGCAAGAGCACTGCGAACTTGACCCATGTCTCAGTGTTCATGCACAAGCGCCCACACATGCCCCCGTCCTGATATACAGTCACATGAGTGTGAGTCGTGTTTTGCTCTGTGATGTAAAAGACGAGCTTGGGACGACTGCGCCCAGACAAGAGCGGATCAACGCTTGAGTCGAGAGCCCCGATCATCGTTGCTATGTCAGTGTACAATCGCCAAGTCATTTGTCCCTCCCGATCTCGATCTCGAACTCGACGGGCATGCGCTCTTGATCGCCCGCGTCCTCGGGTACGCGCAAGTACAAGCTGCACGTCATGCCGAGAGCGTCAAAGACGCCCGTCCCGTCGTCTCTGAGGATTGCGAACTCTGCGCGATCACGCGGGCCGCACTTGTCGTGCAAGTCTGCACGCCCGGCGACTTGCACCTCTCGCAAGTCTGCGAACTTGAGACGCCCAACCGCGTGCACTGCGCTTGCATACACTCGCATGAACTCTTGCAGCAAGAGCGCGCGCTCGTCTGTCGTCTCTGTCGTGCGCACGTCCAGGCGTGTGTACGTCTGCCCGAGTGCGCCTAACCCCCTGCGGCTCACAAAGTCGCCCGTCTCATTCTTGCTCACGAGCCAGAACGCATGTAAGCTGTCGTCGATCTCGTGACGACTCACGGGTCGCCCAGACAGAGCGGCCATGCTCGTGCGCCCAGTACTCGGCAAGTCGATCTCGCCCGAGATCGTGATCTCGCGGTAGCCGACTCTGATCGAGAGCGTCATGCGCTTGTACTCCGTGACGTACTCGTGCAGTGTGTACGTGCGCTCATAAAAAGACGTCTGCCTCTGTGTGTGTTTCACTCTTTCGCCTCCTTACTGCTCAAGTCGACTCTTTGCTCGACGAACTCAAGAAACCCGATCACGTCTTGCTTGCTTGTGTATCCCGATCGGGGCATTGCAAGTGCCCACGCTAGATCGTCGAGCTCGATCAGCTTGATCTCGCAAAAGTCGCGCAGCCCGTATGCTATGCTCTCATACCAGCTTCCGTGCTGTGGGGGCGTCTCAAGCTGTGCTTTCGCTCTCATGTACGCGCTCACGAACTCGGGCGACGGCGTGATCTTGCTGCGCTCGACCCATCCCTTGCCATCGCACTCATTGCACTTGCCGAGATTGTCTGCGCAAAAGTCGCACACGCCCGAGCCCCCGCACTCGTCGCAGTCTGCGCCCATCTTGTCTTGCCCGATCCCGTTGCACTCTTGACAATCGCCCGTCCCTGCGCACTCGGGGCACTTGCCATCACCGTCGCAATTGTCACATCGCTTTTGCCACTTGCGATCGTTGCTCATTCTGATCTCCTCTCAGAGAGCGCGCGCTCTCTGTGCTGCGCGCGCTCTCGTTCTCGACTTTTAGTTCCAATTGATCTTTTGCTCTTTGAGCTCGGCAAGTTCGTCGGCAAGTTCGTCGCGCAAGTCGTCGACGAGCTCGTCAGTGCGAACGTCGACAGAGAACGGACGCCACGGACCCGCCCAACCCTGCGCGCTCTGCACGTGCGCGATAAAGTCGTCTTTCTCTGGATCGTCCTCAAGCTCTCTGTACTTGTCGTCGTCTCTGTGCGACTCTGCGATCCTCAGGATCGCAGTTCTGACGTCTGCCTCAAATTGCTCCTTGAGCTCTTGCAAGCGCTCGAACTCTGCCTTTAGTGCAGCATAGTCGTCATTCTCGTCGAGTACGTCGTCGACAAGCTCGTCGGCTGCGCGTCCACTGTCTGGCTTGCACTCGTCGCGCAGAGCAGAGACAATCGTCTCGAACGGCAGTGCGCGGAGCACTGCCTCTGCGATCAATTTGTAGTACCAGCGGGTGGGCAAGCTCTCAACCTCAAACCCCTTGGGCATGCTGTCAGAGAGATCGAGCTCGTCGTGCACGTGCCCGCACGCTTTGCACGTGTGCTGCCCGGCCAGAGCAAAGGGAGCGGTGGCGAACTCATAACGCGGGCCGGACCCTATCACGATCCACGACTCCCCGCACTGCTCACAAGTCGCAGTGTATAGCGCGTGCTCGTCTGCCCAAGTCTGATATCCCTTGTTCGAGACTTTGACAGAGTACGCGGCGCGCGCCCACTTGGGGGCAGCGGTCGCAAGCATCTTGCTCCCGTCGTCTCTCGTCTCGGCAAAGCTCTCGGGCTCGACGCCGACGCGCACGTCGATCACGTGCGGGGTGTAACGTCTGATCTGTTCTGCGAACGTCGGCGCGATCACGCTCTCGCCGTCGCAGTCATAATCAGAGATCGTCAAGCACAAGATCGGGCGCTCTCTAGTCACATACGGCATGCGCCCGTTCTCTGTCAAAGTGAACGCAGAGCGGAGCGCTTTCTCTGTCGCAGCGCGCCCCATCTTGCCTTTGCCCGAGACGAGCAGAGCGGCCCCGGTTGCTTGCGCGGCAGTGCGAAAGTCTTGGAACAGGCTGTCTTTTTCGACGCACAAGACGAGGTTGAGCCCCTGAAAGAGTCGATCATAGAATCGCTCGATCATTCTTGACGCGTCCTCGACCCACAAGTCTTTGTATGTGAGCCCCTGATCGACGAGCCCCCCGTAAGCGTCCGACTGTCGCCCGTTCCACAGACGATCATTGTACTCTCGCACGCCCTGACTGTTGATCTCATAATCGCCGAGCAAGTCTGCAAGGGGCTGTGCAATCTCTGCCTTAAAGTACGCGTACCAGTGGCGGCGGAGCGCTTTGAGCTCGTGATCGCCCTCTGGCCCGCCCTGCTCGTCAAAGATCGCCATTTGACAGACGACGGCGGCGCGACAGACGGCGGCACGAGAAAAGCCGGGCAACGTCTCAAGCGCTGCGCTCAAGTCGGGGTCGCGCAAGACCTCAGCCACGGGGTTTGCGTCTCGCGGCAGTCTTTTCGTGCTGTAGCCCGCATGGTGCACGAGCGCTGCGCCGAACTCGTCAAGATAATCCGTCCATCGGGTTCCACTCTGCGTGTGTCTCATTGATCTCTCTTTCTGCGCCCGTGCTCTGCACGGCTGCGAGTGTGAGCGCGCGCACTTTGAGACGTCGTGCGCGCGCTCGTGTTTGCTAGTCGATCTTGACGTATACTTGACGAGCAAGGATCGTGTGCTCGTGCGCGATCTCGCGGTTTGGCTGGCGCGAGTCGAGATCAAGGGTAAAGACTTTGAGCTCATACGCTTGCAGAGCGATCAAGTCCCAGAGCGCGCCCAGACTCAAGTACTCGTCGATCAAGTCTGCGAGTCGTGCGGCTGCGGCGTCGAGCACGTCGTCTGTACTCTCGACGCGCTCGTCAAAAGAGACGGTCCACTCGATCTTGATCTCTTGCACTCTGGGGGCGCTCTCTCTGCATACTGTGTGCTCGGCTCGAACTGTCAACATGTGCTTGCTCTCTTTCTGAGAGCGCGCGCTCGTGTAAGCTGCGCGCGCTCTCGATTGCGTCGACTTTACAGAAAGGCGACGGGCTCGTCGTTCTCAAAGTTCAGATCAAAGAGCGCGATCTCGTTCGTCAAGCGCTCGACGTGCGCTTTGTGCTCTTGTATCTTGCGCAGAGCTTGAGGGCTCAAGCGCACGACTGCGGCGTCTGTCGAGTTCAAGTACTGGTGGGTGCGGCTCGTGCGTGCTAGTCTCAAGCGCTCGATTGCGGCGCTGTGCAGCTTGCGCGCAGCGTGCAGCCCTTCCCATGTCGACTCGTCGAGCTCTGACTCAAAAGTGACGCTCACGTCGAGCGTGTACGTGGTCGGTCCCCCGTATGAGTTCTCACGGTGGCGGCTGATCTCGACAATCTCGGCGCTCTGCGAGAGCTCGAACGCGCGCGCGGCGATCTCGACGTCGTCGTCGAGTGCAAGCGCAAGCTCGACGTCGATCTCAAAGTACATGCGGTGCTCGTCGGAAAACGCGGCTTCTGGGACTGTGCTCGTGACTGTGAGACTTGCTTGCTTTTGCATCTTGTGTGCTCTCTTTCTGTGTGTGTGTGCGCTCTCTCATATGGTACGACTAGATTATATCACGCCGCAGAAAGTGTGTCAAGAGGCACTTTTCTGCAATGATACAGAACGATGCACGAACGATGTATAATGATACATACCGAACGCACGACTTTTGCGTCTTTTTCGAGCTCGGCACAATTGACTTTTGCTCGACGCACAAAAAAAGCGCAGACTTTGACGAAAAGCTCACAAAGTCTGCGCTTTTTGCGCTATGCGCTCATCATTCTCTCAATTGCTCTGCGCTCGGTTGCTCGTCGTTCGGTCCCCCGCACAGTTCCTCAAGCTGCACGGACAGTCTTTCGAGTCGCACCTCAAGCAAGTCGGCCTCATACTGCGGCTCTGTCTTGAGAGTGTGATCGTCGTTGCGCTTGCTCTCGTCTGTCATAATCGCGCGCAGACGGCGGGCGCCATCGTCGATTGCAGCTTGTACAGTCTCAGCCGTCGCGCTGCGGCTGTGTGCAAACTCATACACGCGCATGCCGTCGATGTACTCTTGACCCATAGCGATCAAGTACGCTGTCTCTCGTGCGAACAGCGCAGCGCCCTTGATCTGGGCTTGCTCGACTGCGCGTCGAGTGTTCGATCCGCCCTGGCTCGACGTCGCGCGATCGAGAACGAACTCTTGAGCGCGATCGTACTCTTTGCAGACTTGATCGAGCAAGCACACGCACGCGTGCGCCATGTCTCTCTCGACGAGCACTTGACGAGCAATCGACAAGCACTTGCCCGCGCGCTCTGCCTGCGCCTCGGCCGTGAGCGCTTCCTCTGCATTGTACGCCATAGCGTCGGCAAGGCTCTGGCTCCCGAGTCGACGCTCAAAGCGCTTGAGCGCTTCCGCGTGCTTACGTATCATACTCTCAAGATCGCGTCTGAGAGAGCGCCACGCATAGAGCGTGGGCAAGGGGCCCATCGGCAAGCTCTTGCGCTCGTCTGATATGCGCTCACGTTCGCGCTTGAGCACATCATAGTGCCTCTGTACTGCGGCGCGGAGCGCGCCGTTTTTCGTTCTGATCTCGTCTGACTTGTCGTCGTCGATTGCTTTGATCTGGACGTCGAGCGCGTGGGCTGCGCTGTGCAGTGCCCATGCTCTGTTCATTGTAATGGCATTGATCTCGTGGGCGGGACGCGTGCGGCTATCGGCTGATCTCAGTTCGCTTGCGCTTGTCATTTTGTGTGCTCTCTCTCTGCGCTCGTGAGCTCTCACGCTCACGAGCGCGCTATAGTGCGAATCGACACTTACAGATCGACAAAGTACTCGTCGACGAGCGCTTGCAGAGTCTCGACAAAGAGCTCGTCGTGTTTTGCGTCTTGATCGCGATTCTTGAGCATGTACGTCTCATAATCGGAGCGCATCGCGCGGGCGATCACGTGCGCGCACTCGTGCAGTACGATTGCGACGCGCGCGCGATTGTCGCGGATCGTCGGGTACACTGCGGAGAGCTCGTGCGTCTTGACGTTCTCTGTAAGCTCATACTCGTCGCCCCAGACGTTCGACTCTGCGACGATTGTGTACTCTGCAAGCCCCTCTTGCTCGGCGCACTCAAGCTCGTGCTGCATAAAGCACAAAGTCTGCACAGTGCGGGGCGGTTCGCTATAGTACTTGCGAACAAAAAAGCCCGTTCGCCCTTGCCCCTGATCGACTTTGATCTCGACGCCCTTGACCCCGTACTCGATCAAGATTGTGCGTGCGAGACGTTCGACTTGCTGCGCGCGCTTGTGGCGCTTGCTTACGCTGCGCTTGCGCGTCTCAAGCTCGTCGTCAAGCTCTGCGATCTCTGCTCTCTGCGCGCGCACGTCTGCAAGCATCTTGGCAAGCGCGTCTTGCGCGCTCGTGCTCTTGACTGTGTACGCTGTCTTGTTCGTTGCGTCGAGTGCGATCTTGTCGAGTGCGTCTTGCTCTCGCATCCCGCAGACTGGACAGGCAATGATTGTGCGGAATGTCTCAGAAATGTCGATCATCGTCTTGTGGCAGGTCGGGCACTTTGTCATTTTAAGCTCTCTTTCTGTGTGCGCTCTCAAACTCTCAAACACTGACTAGATTATATCAGATTGCAAGAGCTCTGTCAAGCAAGTGCCTCCGAATTGCGTAATTACCCCAATTTGGCGATATTCGGCGATATTTACCAAAACGGGCAATTTTACGCGCCCGGAAATTGACTTTTTATTGAGATCAACGTCGTCGACGCTCAAGATCGAGCTTGACAAAAAAGAGCGCTCTGTGGTACAATGTAGGCGTGGTGGGAGTGTTGGCGCATGACTCGACGTCATGCAGCGTCTCTCCTTGGGGCGGGCGGGCGTGCTGGCGGGCAAGCCCGTCCGCTTTTTTGTCCCTACACAGAAAGGCATGCCGATGACAGACAAGAGCGTCGAGCAAGACGCGCTCGAACCTCTCACATGGACGAACGCGCAGCGCAGACTTGGCGATCTCGTTCCTCAAGACGACAACCCGAAAGAGATCGACAAAGCAAGCGCTGCACGTCTCAAGCAATCGCGCCTCAAGTTCGGACAAGTACAGACTCTCGCAATCTCCCCAGATGGGCACCTGCTCGACGGGCACCAGCGGCAAGCGGTGTGGGCCGCAGCAAAAGAGCTCGGCCCCGATCTGCTCGTCGACGTGCGCGTCGCCTCCCGTGAGCTCACCCCGCACGAGCGCCACGAGCTCACGGTTCTCTTGCAGCAAGGGACGACGGGCTCATGGGTGGGCGACAAGCTCCTCGGGTGGGGTGAGGCAGACGAGCATTTGATCGCCTGGGGACTCGACAAGTCGCAATTGCTCGACTGGCGCAGACCCGACATGCCCCCGGCTGGCGACGCAGACACAGACGTCCCCGACAGTGCATGGGGCGTCGTGATCGAGTGCGTCGACGAGGACGAGCAAGTCGAGCTCATACAAAAGCTCACAGCGGAGGGGCTGCAATGCCGAGCGCTCATATCATAAGGCAGATCGAGATCGCGCGCACGCCACGAGTCGTGCAAGTCGAGGCGCTTTTCGACGTGCCGCCGTCGCCTGTAAGTCGTGAGTCGTGGGACGTCGACATGCCGCTCGACGATCGAGACTGGAATGTCGGCTTGATCGTGGGCGCATCGGGGACCGGCAAGTCGACGATCGCCCGTGAGCTCTTTGGCGCTCAAAAGCTCGACGAGCTCAAGTGGCATGATGACTTGCCCGTCGTCGACGAGTTCCCCGAGGACATGGCGATCAAAGACGTCGTCAAGCTCATGACGTCTGTCGGGTTCGGCTCGCCCCCGAACTGGCTCCGCCCCTATCATGTTCTCTCGACGGGAGAACAGTTCCGCGCCTCTGTCGCGCGCGCAATCGCAGAGAGCGCGCAGCAAGAGATCGTCGTGATCGACGAGTTCACCAGTGTGGTAGATCGACAAGTCGCACAAGTCGCAAGTCACGCAGTACAAAAGACGATCCGCCGACAAAAGCGCAAGCTGATCGCTGTGACCTGTCATTATGACGTGCTCGACTGGCTACAACCCGACTGGGTGTATGAGCCGGCGACGTCGCAATTTGCCTGGCGGGAGGTCGGGCAGCACCCCCCTTTTGTCTTGAGGTCTATAAAGTCTCACGGGACACATGGCCCATGTTTAGGCGCTTTCACTATATGAGCGGCAAGCTGCACCAGGGCGCGCAGTGTTACGGGGGATACGTCGACGGGCGACTCGTCGCCTTCTCTGCTTTCGTTCACTTTCCACACCCCAAGATCAAGAACCTCAAGATGGGGCATCGGCTCGTGGTGCTCCCTGACTGGCAGGGGTTGGGCATCGGGGGCAAGTTCGACGACTGGCTCGGCGAGTACCTTTGGCATCAGGGCATGCGATATCATAACGTCGTGGCGCATCCTGCAATGATCGCGCACTATAGCGCGTCCCCAAGATGGGCGCACTTAGGGACGCAGCGGCACAAGCTCGTCGGTCGCACGTCAAGCGTCGCCCCCTTGAGAAAGCACCACGCCGACGTGAGTCTCAAGAGGATCGTCTCGTCTTTCGAGTACAGATCACCGAAAGGAGGGTTAGCCGGTGAGGACTTTCGTTTCTGCTAAAATCCACGGCATACGCTGCACTGACAAGAGCGTCGAGTACCACGGCTCGGTGAGCATATGTCAAGAGCTCATGGCCGCAGCCGGGATCGCGCCGTTCGAGCAAGTGCACGTGATCAATCTGACGAACGGGCAGCGCTGGATCACATACGCGATCCGCGCAGAGCGCGGCGTCTTTTCCTTGAACGGCGGGGGCGCTCGACTGGGTGAGCCCGGCGACAAGTTCGTCTTGCTTACCTACGATCAGTGGCGCGCTCAAGACTACCCCGGCGCAACCGTCGTGCACTGCGACGACGAGAACAAGATCGCAAGCCTGGGACACTATACGCCCACGGGCCAGTATAAGGAGGCGTCATGAGCCGAGGCGTCTTTTGCAATCCCCGCGTGCGCGTGCTTGAGCTTGGCAACTATGTCGTGCCCGCCTATGCGGGTATGATACTTGCAGAGCAAGGCAACTATGTCGAAAAGTGGACGCGCCCCGGCGCGCTCGATCCTATACAAGAGCTTGATCGGGGCGACGAGCTCTGGCAGTGGATCAACAAAGACAAGAACGTCATTCCGTGCGAACTGACAAGAGACGAGCTTGAGCACGCTTTGAGTCAGAGCTTTATAACCCGAGTCGTCGACAATTTTAGGCCGTCGACGCTCGACAAGCTCAAGATCGATCCGCTAGAGATCGCACTCAGGCATGGGATCGTCTGGGTGAGTGTGCGCTCTGAGGTCGGGGAACGCTCTTTCGACGTGATCGCCCAGACTCGTGCATGGGGCGACTTTGCGGGCGCCTTGCCGTTCTACCTGGGGGACACGGCGGCGGGGCTCTGGGCCGCGTTCAAGCTTGCGATCACGAGCACGCCCGGCCATTACGTGATCGGCCATGCGTCTTGTCTTGCAAAGCTCGTGGAGGGTGAGCTTGTCGTCGACGCTGACTCGCAGCGCTTGCGCTATGGCGTCTCGCCATGGGATCGCGATGTGTACGGATACGACAGCGAGATCGGCGCGACTGTCGAGTACAAGGGCGAGCGTCTCACAGAGCCAAACCGCGATCGGGCGTGGCGTCTTGACAATCTCTGGCATGACGACGACGGGCGGATCATAATCTGATCGCAGTGCAAGCACGCTGCGATTATTGACATGGGGGTAACACATGGCCGACAAAAAGACAAAGTACACAGCGGAGCAGTTTATCGCCGCGATTCCTGGCACTGGGGGCGTGATCTCTCTGATCGCCGACGTCGTCGGGTGCTCGTGGCATACTGCTAGAAAGTACATCCACGAGCACGCCACGGTGCTTGAGGCGTTCGAGGCCGAGCGTATGTCGATCACAGACAGGGCGCGGCACAATATCCTCAAGGCAATTGAGGCGGGCGATCTCGCGATGAGCAAGTGGTGGTTGCAGTGTCAAGACCCCGAGTTCTCGACAAAGTCAGAGACGACGATCAAGGGCGACGAGAACGCGCCGCTTGCCATCGGGGGCGACTTGACGATCCGCCGATGGGTTGCGCCGCGCACAGAGCAACAGACTCAAGACCTCGACAGAGAGCTTGCGCGTCTTGCGGCCGGTGAGCCCGAACTGGGCAGCGATCCCGATCTCGTGCTTCCTGCGCCTGACGCGCCGCTCGTGCACGCCCCAGTACAGGGCGACGATGCGGTCCCGGCGTCGTGGACGCGCCCAGATCGAGACATGTCTCTTGACGCCGTTCGTGCTCTGTCAGACGAGCAAGAGCGAGACGACGACGACGACAGATCGGAAGCCAAAAAGAATGCAGCGCTTGCCCGTGATCTCGTGCGGGAGATGCTTGCTAAGATGGAAGGGAAAAGCGCATGAAGATCGTTATAGAGTCTGCACAGATCAAGCTCGTCGACGATCAGGGAAACGAGAGAGTATTAGCGCTCTCAGATCGGGGTGTAACGTTCGAGACAGACACCCTTACAATCGAGACGCACGTGAGCACGATCAGCGTGACCGTTCCCTTTGTGCCGTCAGAACCCCCGGCCCCGGTAGGGGGGTAGGGTGTCTCAAGCTGTGCCCTGGACGCCCACGGGCGATCTAGTGTACGATCCCCTGGCTCAGACGTTCGTGATCGACGGCTTGGCGCTTGTCGACGAGTCGATCGGTACGGGCGCTCTTGAGTGTGACTTTTCCTTCCCCCTCAGAACTGAGGCAGAGCTCCGACGCTTTCTTGCTCTGTCGTTCGACGTGTATATCCCAGACGTGCACGTCTGCCCGAACCATAGCACGCCCTGGCGTGCTTTTGCCGACGCGTACTTTGCACGCTCTCCTGTCTCGATCTGGAAAGCGTCGCGCGGGCTCGGCGGCAAGTCATACTTGCTTGCCTTGCTCGGCCTGACAGAGGCGATCACACTGGGGGCAGACGTGAACGTCCTGGGCGGCTCTGGCGAACAGTCGGAGCGCGTGCATGAGTACATGGCCGACTTTTGGTCGTCGCCCTACGCGCCCCGACAGTTCTTGTCGACGGACCCCGGACGGCGTGAGACTCGCATGCTCTCGGGCGCAAAGATCAAAGCACTCATGGCGTCGTCGCGCTCTGTTCGTGGGCCGCACCCGCAGCGCCTGAGACTCGACGAGATCGACGAGATCGATCTAGCGATCTTTGACGCTGCAATGGGACAACCCATGAACGCGTACAAGGGGGAGGGCGCAAAGCGGCACCTCATACGTGCACAGACTGTCGGCTCGTCGACGCACCAGTACGCCGATGGGACCATGACTAAAATCCTCTTGCGCGCAGCCGACAAAGGCTGGCCCGTACATGAATGGTGCTATCGTGAGAGTCATGCGCTCGGGTTCGGCTGGCTCTCTGCTATGCAGATTGCGCAGAAACGATCAGAGGTGACGCAAGTCATGTGGGACGTCGAGTACGACTTGCAAGAGCCCGCCCCCGGCACGCGTGCGATCTCAACCCCTGCGGTCAAGCGCTCGTTCTTGCGCTCTCTGCGAGTCGTCGACGGCACCCCTGGGGAATTGTACATGTTCGAGCCCCCAGAGCGTGGCGCGCAGTACGCCACGGGCGCAGACTGGGCGCGTAAAACTGACTGGACCGTGATCGTGACCTTTCGCACTGACTGCCGCCCCATGCGCTGCGTGGCGTGGGAACGCATGCAGCGCTTGCCGTGGCCCCAGATCATCCAGCGGTACAATGCTCGTCTTGCGATGTACGGACGCCGCAGCGCCCATGACGCAACAGGCCTGGGCGACGTCGTTGCCTCATACTTGACGGGCGGGGCTTTACAAGAGGATGTACTCATGACCGGGCGCACTCGTTCTGATATGCTCACCGAGTACATAGCGGGCATGGAGAACGGCGAGATCGCCTATCCCATGATCAAGTTCGCAGAGGCAGAGCACAGACTTGCCAGCGTCGACGACGTGTACAAGTCGGGGACGACAACACACTTGCCCGACTCTATAGCGGCGGGCGCTCTCGCATACCGCGCGGGCAAGGTGCCCGTGGCGGCAAGCGGCGAGTCGAAAGTCAACCCGCAAGCTGTGCGCGCACAAAGGAGATCGAGACTATGGAACCAATGAACGAAAGACGCGGCCCAGTGCGACTTGTGCCCGAGACTCTTGTCGACGCTGCGCGACGTCAAGCACATGCGGCGGGATATCTTGAGGCGATGGGCGACTACCGCGATCCGAACGACGATCCACAAGAGGGAACGATCATGCGCCAGGGTTATCGCCCTCTCGCAGAGTCGGGCGCTGTGCGCGGCTATGGCGACATAAACCAGAGCAAGATTCTTGCTCTCGTCTGGGACGCGTGGCTGCGCGACGCTATGGCTGCGCGCATGATCGAGCTCAAGAAAGATCATATCATCGGGGCGGGTGTGCGCCCCGAGTGCGAGTATGATGACTTGCGCGATCTCTTGTTCGAGTTCTGGGACGACAACAGTCTCGACGAGCGCGCGCCCAAGTTCGTCACACAGCTTTACCTTTTCGGCGATCAGTGTTTCTCTTGTCACACCCGAAAGTCAGACGGGCGCGTCCGCCTGGGCTATATTGACCCCGATCAGATCGAGCGCGTGATCTCGCATCCTCAAAATGGGCTCGAAAAGTATGCCGTGGTCGTCAAAGAGCAGAGCGTCGACTCTGTCGACTCTTGGGCGTATCACGGCGAGGGCAAGCGCGTGTACCGCATAGCGCGTAAGGGTGACGCTGTACTTTATGACGACGGCGACGATCCCGAGGTCAAGCAAGCGCCCCCAGAGTTCGAGGGTAAGCTCTTGACAGCCGAGCAAGCTGCAAGTGCAGACTTGATCGAGCCCTGGGAGCTCGACATGCTTGCCAAGTTCGAGCGCGACGAGTACGACGGGACTGTTCTCTTGACGCAAGTCGGCAACCTTGCGAACATGGAGCGAGGCGTTCCTGATCTCGTGCGCTTTGTCGATCCGCTCTGGTCAATCGAGCTCGTCGACGCTGCGCTTGTCGGACGCGAGGAGCTTGCCGCCCTGTTCTCATACGACGTGCTCATGAAAGGCGCGTCAGACGACGAGTGCAAAGCGCGCAGCGCAGAGATCGCGCTCAACCCGCCCGCGCGCGGGCGGGCGTTCGTGCATAATGAGAACGAGGAATGGGACCTCAAGACGCCCGATCTCAAGCAATCGGGCAGCGTGCAGACGTCGGAGCACTTTATCACCAAAGTCATCGGCGAGGCGGGCTTTCCCCGCACGTGGTTTGGCCGAGGCGAGGGGGCGAACAGAGCCACAGCGCGGGAGATGCAGCGCCCGACATGGAAGTCTCTTGAGTCTGATCAGACAGACGTTGAGAACATGCTCCTGGCTATGTGCGCCTTTGTGCGCGATCAGGCCGTGATCGCGGGCAAGCTCACGCTGCCCGAAAAGAACGAGGACTATGTCGTCACATTCCCCATGCCGGAAATGGCGACGCTCGACATGCAAGGCTTGAGTGCGGCGGCTTCACAGCTTGCCGACGCGCTGGGCAAAGCAGTCAAGGCGGGCTGGCTCACAGACTTGCGCGCGGCGTCTCTCTGGGCGCGACTCATGGCCGAACTGGGCGAACAGTATGACGCCGATCAAGAGTTCGACGAGGCGCAGAAAGAGAAAGAAAAGCGCGCAGAGAAAGCGCAAGCGATCTTTGATCAACAGAAGCAAGGCGACGACGACGAGAACAAGTCGCCCTTTGATCAGAACGGCGATCAGGTCGATCAGGACAACCCGCAAGATGGGCCACCCGGACAAGACGCCCCAGACGAGCAAGAGGCGATCTTAGCGCTCTCTCGTGATCCCCGATATAAGGACTTGATCAGGGTGCGCCCGACAAGCCGAGAGACGTGGCTCGATCGTGCCTGGGACGGCTGGACCGAGCTCGACTGGCGCAGACGGTACGAGGCGTCATGGGACTTGA